ATCAAAACTGCGGAAAAAGTGGCACTGTGGCGACGTGGTGCAGCGTTGAAGCGAGAGACGGGGTACTGTTTCGAAACGGGGTCGAGTGGCTCCCAAACCTCACCCCCCTCCCCTCTTCACACACGGCAAATTTTTCAGCCGTGGGGGTAATCAATAGCGGTTAAAATTATATCGGTTTCTGGCTATACTCCCATTGGGGGGTTTAATTTTCGTTAAAACACAAACCGTACGAAAAGATGAAAATTAACCCTATTGGTAAAGAAGGATATGTTTTCTGATGTAAAAGAAATTGAGGAAATAGCTGTGTCTATCCAACAGATAATGATGGATCAGGGTGTTTATTCCCCTTTGTACAATTTGGCCATCCGCACATTGGCTGAAACTGTATTTTTAAAAAATTCAATTCTGAATGATGCTATTTCGTACAAATTTCCAGACATAGACGAAGCTAACTCGAATTCCGCCGGAAGCAGTATTGTTGTCGAGCAGTCGAGAGAGGGATTTTTGCGATACAAGGCAAACCCTGCGTATCCATTATTTTTAAATTACGCAGAAAAAGAGTTTAAGTTCTTTGACAGCATGGGTATGACTGTAAAAAGCTCAGAAGCGGTTCAGGACGATGAATTCGAGGAGTTGAAAAACAAGATGGATAAGGCAGCTAATGGGAAATAAGGAATTGATACAGCTAAAACAAGAAGTCATTGAGCGGTTAAAACAGGTCGATGCAGATTCTTACGACCTTGATTCGACCGACAAGAGACTTACTGTTTACATTCGGGACTGTATTGATAATCCCGATAAACACAACCTTTACGAGTTATTAGCCGTTGAACGGTTTTTTTTATTCTTGCAAAAATACGAGTACCGGGCTGGCGAGGTACGAAAGTTTATAACCCTTTTCGAAGAGTTGAAGTTTTCTGGAGACAAGGGGGCGACGAAGATAAAAGCCACTCCAGTTCAGATATTTCAGTTCGCAAACATAAAAGGATTTTACCGTTCCGACGGAAGAAGATTAACCAACTACGCTTTACTTTTCGTTCCGAGGAAGTTCGGAAAGACTACCGAAACCGTGGCGTTCATGGTGGACGATCTTCTGTTCGGAGATGCCAATTCACAATGCTACGCAGGGGCTAATTCCTACAAGCAGGCGCAGATTCTTTTCGGGGAGCTGAAGAACGTTCTAAGACGGTTGGACAGGAGATTGAAAAGGTTTAAGATAAATCGTGAGGAGATAACCCACTTAGGACTTGTTCGTACCTCAAAAGCTGGCTGTCTTGCTTCCAAACCTGATAACCTCGATGGATTAAACGCTTCTTTGGGAATTTACGACGAGTTGAGCAATGCGGATTCTTTCGGATTGAAGAACGTTATCGATTCATCGATGGGCGCAAGACTAAACCCTTTGAGCATAGCAATTACCACCGCTTCTGACAAGAGGGACGGCCCGTTCGTGGAGCTTCTTAACTACTATAAGAAAATCCTAAGGGGAGAGCTTGAAAACGATCACGTCTTTGCGCATATATTCGAGCCGGATGTTGACGATGAGGAAAGCGACCCGAATACGTGGAGAAAAGTACAGCCACACATGGGAATTACCGTAAATGAGGACTTTTACGAAAGGGAATTGATGGTAGCCCAATCCTCCGCGGATAAGATGAAAGAGTTCAGGAATAAACTTCTGAACGTGTTTACGAAGTCCGAAGCAAAAGAATGGATAGGTAGGGATTATATAGAAAGATTGTTCTATAAGCATCCCGAATTGAGCGGGAAAAGGTGTGTGGTTGCGGTTGACTTATCTGTCGTTGACGACTTTTCAGCCGTAACCTACCTTTTCCATTTAGGCGACCGATACAGGAATCAGAAGTACTGCCCTATTCATTCCGTAACGGAGTACTTCATTCCTGCGGAGACGGTCGAAAAACACCCGAACAGGGAGCTTTATAAGAAGTGGGTAGAACAGGGTCATTTAAGAGTTATAAACAGCCCGACGATTGATTACGAATTCCTCGCAAACGATATTCTTGAACATCCATACGTGATAAAAGGACTGGGTTACGACCCGTACAAGAGCCGTGATTTTCTTAAAAACTTCATCGGCGCTGGATTGGAGGATTACCTATACCCAATTAAGCAGACTTACGGTGAATCGACTTCTTATGTTGAGGCTATCGAAATAGCGGTTTTCAACGAACAGATGACATTTGACCCGAACCCGATCACTTCGTACTGTTTCGACAATGCGGTGATAGATGAGGACAGGTTGGAAAATAGAAAACCCATAAAGAGAATACCGACCGACAAGATAGACGGAGCGATAACCAATTTGATGGGGTTCTGGATGATGCACAACGTAAAAAATATATAACCATGAAAGATTTTTTATTCGGAAAACTGAAAACATACCTGATACTCGCAGATGGCAGCGAATACAGTGTTGTCGGTCGCAGATATTCACATAAGAAAGGAATGTTGACCGTAAAGGACTGTTTTCAAAGCGTAGCCACATTTGTAACCTTTAAAAACATCATCGAAAAATGAAACGGGGATTAGTAAGCAAAAGAAGCATAACGAGCGACGACCCTCGTTTGATTGAATACATGACCTATATCGGGGATAATCTGAACGGGTCGGTAAGTGTGTCGAGCGGTGATTCAGCCATGAAGATAGCCGCCGTTTATAGGAGTATTTCAATTCTATCTGGAACGATTGCGTCTCTACCGTTGTATCCGAGACGAAAGACAGCAAAGGGTAATTTTGAAATAGACTACAGCAATCCATTGTACAACCTTTTGACGTGGAAAACATCGAACAGGTTAAATTCATACGAGACGCTGGAAAGTGCGGTCATTCAAACATTGATGTACGGGAATGCTTATCTGTTCCCAAAGATGAAGAAGTTCGACTATTCCGAACTGGTTCTTTTAGGGCCCGGTTCGGTGGTTTACGACGACCTTACGGATAGGTACTTCATTACCGACCCGAAAAACGGCGTTTCTGGGATGTTCGATTCGTGGCAGATCATTCATTTTAGAAACAAGAACCTTGACGGCAGTAAAGTAGGTTTAAGTACAATCCAATACGCAGGGAGGATTCTGAACATTTCAGCCAACGCAGACGAACAGACCTTGGCTAACATGAAGTCCGGGAACAAGCAAAAGGGATTCCTGACTGGAGGAGCATTAAGGGATGGAATGGGTGTTTACAAGGACGAACAGGTCGATATAGTCGCTAAAAGACTTGAAACGCAACTCGCAAACGGTGATTCAGTAATGAGGCTTCCCGGTGAATTGAACTGGCTGCCCTATTCTATTTCGCCCGCAGATGCGCAGATACTTGAAAACAGGGAGTTTTCGGTATTCGATGTTTGTCGGTTCTTTGGTGTTCACCCCGATAAGGTCTTTGTAAGGCAAAACTCGAATTATAAGGCAAGTGAGAATTCTCAAACTTCGTTCATGACCGATACGCTTCAACCTTTGTTAACGCAGATGGAAAAGGAATTGACCACAAAGCTGATTCCTAAAAAGAATATCGGGATAAAAGAAAAGATAGAATTTGACAGGGTTGCGCTTTACCAGTTAGACCCGTCCGGCGCAGCTACTTATTACAAACAAATGTTCGAGGTCGGCGGGTTAACTTCAGATGAGATTCGAGTAGCAACGAACAGGGAGCCAAAAGATGGTGGGGATGTTCTGTTTGTGAGTGCCAATGTTGCACCTATCAATTCGGCAAAGATTTACGGAGAGAAACGGGAAGAAAAAACTATTGAATGATGAGCGTTCAGGCTGTTTTATCAAAAATAGAGGAATTGAGAGAGGAGGTTTCCAATATGGCACAATCCTCACGGATAGGGATAGCTATTTCCACTTGCAACCGTTACGATATTTTCAAAAGATGTTACGACGAGGTTAAGAGGTTCGCACCACCCAATTCCGTTATAGTCGTTGTTGACGACGCAAGCGACAAACCGGTACCGGAAGCAACGTTCAGATTCAATCAGAATGTCGGTATAGCGAGAGCGAAGAACAAATGCTTTGAGCTTCTTTACGATGAGGGTTGCGAACACTTCTTTCTGTTCGATGATGACTGTTGGCCGCAAAGGGAAGATTGGTATGTTCCCTATGTGGAAAGCAAAGAGCCTCACTTAAATTACATATTCGAGCAGTTCAAATCATTGAACGCGCCGAAGCTGAACGACACGATTGTGATCTATAAAGATAGCAAGATAGTAGCCTATTCCCATGCGAGGGGCTGCATGTGTTACTATAAGAGGGTTTGTCTGGAAAAGGTCGGGGGGATGGATACCGTATTCGGAAAATGGGGTTATGAGCATCCGCAATTAAGTAACAGGATTTACAACGCAGGATTGACTTCTTTCAGGTATATGGACGTTCCCAACAGCGACAAGCTGATCTACTCTTTGGACGAGCACAACGGAAACACCAGTTCAACCGTTATCGGAGCGGAAAGGCAGAAATGGATTGCGAGAAATTCAAAGATTTACGAGGACACCAAAGACCAGTTTTACTATGTTCCGTTCAAAGAGAAAAGGAATATCGTTTTAACCTGTCTTTTCTCAAACCTTGACGATCCGCAAAGACCCAAACCGATGCCGGCCGATAAATCCATTTTAAAGCCTTTAATCGATTCGATGAAAGGTCAGGACATCGTTGTCCTTTCGGACGGAATAGAGGCAGGAAAAGAGGGCAGCGCGGAGTTTATAAAGGTCGAGACGTTTGTAAGGAATGTGTACTTTCAAAGATGGGTGAGTTATTACCGATACCTTTTAGAACACAGGGATTCGATTGGAAAAGTATTCATAACCGACGGTTCGGACGTGGTGATGTTGAGAAGTCCGTTTGAAAAGATGAAAGACGGGATTCTTTATGTTGGAGACGAGCCGAACATGACGGGCTGCGAGTGGATGGTGAAAAACCACCCTCATAAAAATTTGCAGACTTTTATCATAGGCAATACCGATGTTCTTCTGAACGCAGGATTGTGTGGCGGTTCGGTTGACATAGTGATTGAATTTCTTAATAAATTTCTTTCATTTTACTTTCAGTCCGTTACCGACACCCATTTTCACAAAACGCCCGGCTGCGGTGTGGATATGGGATTATTTAATTATATCGCACGTAAGCACTTCGAGGGGAGATTAGTTCACGGCACGCAGGTTAATACGGTTTTTAAGGCTGAAAAGCCGAATGATGTATCATGGTTTCAACACAAATAACATGACAAAATTAGAGGCAAAACAAAGCGGATACACCCACAATGGGTTAATGTATGGGTTTATCCCAATTTATATAAAACATGATTATTGGGATATTGATGTGGTCGGTAAAAATAGGTTCTTGGATTTGATTTTAGATGTGTTTATATTCGTAGACAATATATTCTCAATGACAGATGGTTTTTGTGTTTGGGAGGGAGATGAGCTATGATTTACTACTTAACCCCATTCGACAATGAAAAACAGATAGGACGGTCGCACAACATCCATTGCGCCTGTGTTCCAAATTCCGACGATTGGATATGTATTACCGATTCCGACGTTTTATTCCTTTTGCCCGATACGAAAAAGCAAATATCGGACATTATAGATAGACACGATTTTGATGTTTACGGATGCCTGACGAATAGAATAGGTTCACACCACCAACAGGCGGACGGATTTTCAGAAAACACCGACATTCTATACCATAAAAAAATAGCCCAAAAACTGCAAAAAGAGCGTTATTTTGACGTAAAGGAGACTAAAATTAACATTGCAGGCTTTCTTATGGTATTCCAGAAAAAGACCTGGGAAAAGTACAAGTTTTCCGACAATTCAATACGGTTCGATTCGGAATTTACCGATAAGGTGATGAGAGATGGTGGAAAGTTGGGGATAATGCAGGGCGTTTATGTTTTTCACGATTACAGATTAGGACAGAATAACCCGAAATTCTACATAGATCATCTGAAATGAGCCGATATTTTAGTATAAGTACGAATTTCGGATATTTTATCCTATTAGAAAAGGATGATATGTGTTTAGCTAAAAAAACAGCGTTAAAAGACATAGACGACCACCTTAAAAGGATTTACGGTGACGATTATAAGAGATGCTCCATTTACAGCAAGCACTTAGATACGAAAGAGATTGATTTTTTGAACCGTGTTCTTTTACCATGAACAATTTTTAGGATTCATATTTTTGTGTTTGTTTTTAAAATTTTTGGAAAAAGGCTCGTTGTGAAACGGGCTTTTTTTATGAATATTCCGTATTAGTACGAAAAACCAGTATTTCATCCTATTAGTAAAGATACCTACCATGAAGAACTTAGAAATCCGCAGTTTTGGCGGGGATGCTGCGCCTAAAATAGAGGGACGTACCATAGATGGGTACGCCATTGTCTTTAACCAATGGTCGGAAATAATGTACGACCGCGAAGATAAACGATTTTTCAGGGAAAAGATAAACCAATTAGCCGTTACCGATGAATTGATTAACCGTTCGGACATCAAGGCTTTGGTTGAACACACCAGAACAAGACTTTTAGCACGGAGAAACAAGGGTTACGGAACATTAACGCTTGAAATCCATGATCACGGACTTTTTTATCGCTTCGACGCACCCAATACCGCCGATGGTGATTACTCCGTAGAAATGGTTTCCAGAGGAGACATAAACGGCTCTTCTTTCGCCTTTTCAGCAATCAAGGGAAAAGACGACGTATGGGTTAAAGGTGCAGATGGTATATGGGAAAGGACGATTAACAACATTCGATTCTTATCGGACGTAACCATTACCGCAGATCCCGCCTATTCCCAAACCGAAGTGAGCGTAAGAAGCCTTGAAGAAATGGAACAACCGGAAGAACCGCAAGAGACACAAGAGGAAAGACACGAGGAAAACCCAAAGCCATATAAAGCTAAACTACAATTACTTAAACAAAGAATTTAATTAAATTTTTTACCATGACAGAAAAAGAAAGACTTGACAAAATTGCGGAATTGAAGAGCCAGATGCGCTCAATGCTTGACACCGCAGTAAAGGAGGAGAGGGATATGAATGATTCCGAACAGGAAACATTTGATAAACTTGATTCCGAAGTTCGTATGCACATGAATTTTTTCAGGGCAAACGAAATGACACCAACCGTAAAAACAGAGGAACGTAAGATTCACGACATTTTCGGTGAAAATTTGAGAAATGCCGTAACTAACGGCGGAAAAGCAAAAATCGAGGTTCGCACGAACGTAAACATTGACAGTACCGATGTGGCCGACACCATTCCCGTTCTTTTCCAAGACGTGATTGATGCGCTTACACCCGCTTTGATTATCGAAAAAGCTGGTTCCAAAATGCTGTTCAACGTGCAGGGACAACCTACATGGCCGACTGTTGGAGACGTTGAGGCTTCGTGGGCTGGCGAAAACGTGTCTTTGGTTGACAAGGATATCAATTTCGACGCCATCCGTGCTACTCCTCACCGTATGGGATTGAAGATTAAGGTTTCCCGCAGGGCTTTGAACCAGTCAAACCTGAATCTTTACAATCTGGTTGTAAACAAGATTGCCAGATCATTCGCCGCTCTCTTGAACAAGACGATGGTGTCTCTTACCGCAGTTGCACAGGACGCTCCTACCGGAGTATTCGTTGCTGCCGCTTTAGATGCTGTTCCGTTGAGCGCAACACCTACATTCAAAGAAGTTGTTTCGCTTGAAACCGAAGTGATGGCGCACAATATCGAATTGGACGCCGACGGTTTTGGAGCTTACATTATCAGTACCGCCATGCGTGGTAAACTGAAAACCACTCCTATCGAAGCAGGGGAAACTAAAATGATTCTTGAGGGTGATTTGATGAACGGATATCCCGTTATCGTTTCCAACTACATGGACGCAAACTCCATCGGTTTTGGATTCTTCGAATATTCCGTTGTATCGCAGTTCGGCGACTTTAACCTGATCTTCGACCCGATCACCGGAGCTGGCGAAAACGAAGTAAAATTCGTTGGTAATACCGAGGTTGACATTACCCTGTTGAGACCCGAAGCATTTGTTATTGGACAAATACCGCAGACTACTTGATGTACGTAACCCTTGAAGATATTAAGAGGCATCTCAACGTTGACTTCAACGATGACGATACGCTTATAACTTCCATGATAGACGCGGCGGAGGTATCTATCGAGCAGTCGATAAATACCCCGCTTGCGGGTATCGCAGTAGAAGGAGTACTGCCAAAAGATCTTATCCATGCGATAAGGATACTGACGGCGGTATTCTACGAGTACAGAGAGGGTTTTACACACGGAAAGATCATGCAGGTACCTTTTACCCTGGCGCATCTTTTAACACCTTATCGGAAACTATCATGAGAGCAGGAAGTATGCGGGAGAGGCTGACTTTTAACGAGCTGACTGAGACACAGTCTCCATCTGGTGCGGTAAGAAAGACGTGGACACCCGTATATGAATGCAGGGGCTTTTACAAAAGAAGCTCACCAGTTTACGACAAGGACGGCGTGGAGGCGAAAGAGTTGTACCGTGGCGAAACAATCTTTATGATCGTTCGTGAAACTTCCCAGATCAATGCGAACTACAGGGTAGGATATAAGGGGTTCATGTATGAAATTATCCTTATTACTCCAGTACATTCCGACAATACTTTAGAAATCCAGCTAAGAAAAATCAATGAGTGACATCGGGATTAAAATAGTGAACATCGAGCGGGTTTATGCTCTTGTTGACGAGTTGAAAGCCGTTGACAGGAACAAGGCCATAAGAGGCGGGATGATCGAGGGTGCTAAGGTTCTTGTGAGGATCGGAAAGAGCAATTTAAGATCAAGGAACGACGAGCATACCGGAAACCTTCTCCAGTCGATGCGCTGGAAATCGGCGAGAAATTCGCTTGCTGTTTATGCCGGATTTGAAAGAAGCTACAAGTTCGAGGCTTTAAAGGGGGTCGGCAATCACGCTCATTTAGTTGACCGTGGCACGAAGGACAGATACACGAAAAAGGGATATTTCAGAGGAAAGATGCCTGCAAGTTATTTCTGGACTGACACGAGAAACGAGGGCGGTGGAGAGGCGATGCGGAGCATTGAAAAGGGAATAATAAACATGGTCGAAAACCTTAAAATGAAATACTAATGTTATCACTTGAAAAACTGACCATATCCACCATTGCAAGGGCGATTCTTTTACAGGACAGCGAAATCGTAAGTCTTGTTGGAACTAAGATATTCCCGAGCATCGCACCCGCCGACACGCCATCTCCCCATATAGTCTACGAAAGGGATGCGTATGATACCGAGGACGTGAAGTTTGGTGTTGTCCGCGAGATAGCGAAGGTAACCTATGTAATTGTTTCCGACGACTACGACACCGGTCTTCAAATAGCCGTTGCGATGCACAGGGTTCTACAGGGAGACCACGACGATCTGACCTTTGAAATCATAAATTCTGCCGAGCGGCACGAAGAGGGAAAATTCTTACAGATAATTGACTTTAAAATAACTTAATACCATGGCATTTAACCAAAAAACAGATTTAATCAAAGGGGAAGCGTTGTTGCTTTACATTGGCGAGACGGTTGGTGAGGTTACTACCTACAAACCCATTGCATACGCAAGCACGCACACCCTTTCAATCAACGGAGATACCATCGACACCTCTTCCAAGATGAGCGGTGCGTGGAAGGAATTCTTTGTTGGGCAGCTGAACTGGCAGGTTACGAGTGAATCGCTCGTTTCAAAAACTTCCGGTCAGATGAGTTACAAAACCCTTAAATCTCTGATGGCGGCAAGAGAGCCTATTTTAATCAAGATAGGTTCCCCGCAGGCCGCGAGCGCCGATTTCACGCTTGACACGTCGAGCGAGGTGGCATCGGGTTCCGCGATTATCACTTCACTCGAACAGACCGCAACAAACGGGGAGCTTTGCACAAGCTCAATCACATTGCAGGGGACGGGCGTTTTGGGTGACGGTACGCCAACCACCTAAGTAAATCATTAACCAAAATTTGGGGCAGTGGCAGCAATGCCCTGCCTTTTTTTATGAAAGCCAAACTAAATCTACAAGCCATAAGAGTAGCCGAGAGACTTTTAAAAAAACCTTTCGGCGAGTTCGACCTGACCGACGAAGAGACGGTATTAACCTTGATGTATGCGATGGTATCGGAGAATAACGACGAGGTAATGACCTTTGACCAGTTCAAATCCATTCTTGATATGGGTAAGATTGGAATGAAGGTTCAAAGAGCCGTATCCGACGAAATGGCATATATCGACCAGTTCAAGGAAGAAGTATCAGACAAGGAGGAAAAAGCACCCTACATGGGTGATCTGGCAGCCCTCTTAATCACTTTCGGACTTGATGCACACTTTGTCCTTTACGAGATGAAACTATTCGAGATAGGCGATTATATAAAGGCTATCGACGAGCATAAAAAGGAACAGATGGAAAGGGACAGATTATGGACTTTCTATACTATCCTGCCACATATAGATCAGAAGAAATTGAAAAAACCACAGGACTTGATGCCATTTCCGTGGGAAAGTGAACAGCTCGAAAAGGACGCTTTGGAACAGTTGGAAAAAGACGAAGAAATGTTTAACAAATTCTTTAACAGCACGATATGAGTAAGATGAATTTCGCCATAGCCCTACGAATGACCACAGACCAGTTCAAAAGGGGCGCAGATGTAGTTAAAAAGAGTTTGATGCAGCTACAGTACCAGGCGTTAGGTATGGCGTCCGCTTTAGGACTGGGAGGAATAGGACTTAGCAATATGGTGAGCCGCTTTGTTCAGGTGGCGAGGGAAACTACAAGAGCGAGGGTTGCGTTGAGAAACATTTCCGGCGACGCACAGGGGTTCTCAAAGAACATGGACTTTCTTGTAAAGACTTCAAACAGGTGGGGGCAGGAACTAAACGGGATGACTTCCGAATTTGCGAAGTTCTCCGCGGCAGCTTCTTCAGCGGGAATTTCCATAGCCGACCAGCACACTATTTTTGAATCCTTTACCCGAAGCATTACCGCTTTCGGTATGAGTTCGGAGGATGCACACCTTTCCTATCTGGCACTTTCTCAAATGATGAGTAAGGGTAAAATTTCATCCGAAGAGTTGAGACGACAGTTGGGTGAAAGGATGCCCGTTGCAATGGAAGCAATGGCGAGAGCGGTCGGTGTAACCATTCAGGAGTTGGACGGACTGTTAAAGGCGGGCAAGCTCATTTCAAAGGACGTTATGCTGCCTTTCGTAAAGGAGATGGAAAAGATGCTGCCCGAAGTCAATACGGACAACATCGAAACTTCGGTAAACAGGTTAAAGAACACCTTCACACAGTTAACCCAAGACCTTAAGATTGGCGAATACTTCAAAAAGATAGTCGACTGGGCTAACGGAATGCTGGGCAATATCCAGACATCGTTCATGCGGGTTGTGGCGGTTATTGTAGCTGCATTTACAAGCGGAAAGATAGCAAAGGCTTATTCGTCACTATCCCAAAAGGTGATAGCGGAGAATCAGAAAGTTTTAGCCAATAAGGTTCAGGCCGAACAACAAATGGAATTGGCTACTGCAAAAAGGGTTGCAGCTGAAAAGAGGTACAACGAACTTTCTGTTTTATACTCGAAGGCAACCAACGAGCAAAAAATACAATACTACGCCAAGCTAACCGCCGCAGAATCGGCAATGAACAAGGCGAGATTAAGAGAGCAGGCTGGATTGAAAGCCGTTCAGGAGGCTAATGCGGCACAGATGGTTACGAGGTGGGGTGTTGCGTACAACGGTCTTAAAAAGATCGCCATTTCGGCCATTGCAACTATAAAGGCTGCATTTTCCTCTATTGCCATAATGGCGGTTGTTGGAGCGTTGACAAACCTCGTAATGAAAATGGTGGAGATTCGCAAAGAGGCTCAACGCATAAAGGATATCACAAGAGATAACGCAAATTCCATATTCTACGCAGGAGATTCTTCCGAGATTCAAAAGATACAATCATTACACAAGATAGTAAAAGATAGGCTTGGGACAGAGCGGGAAATAAATATCGCACAGGGTGAGCTATTGAGACTTTTAGGCGTAGAGGACGGCAAACAGGTTGATATAAACAAGAAGGTTGCTGAAAGAATAAAACTGTTAAGAGAAGCGGCGAGAGCCGACGTTGCGGCACAGAATAACGCACAGTTAGAACAAAGGAGCAGAGAGATTATCCAGAAAACCTCAAATGGAGACGCCATAGCATTCAGGCAGTTTTACGATAAGGTTCAAAGGGTGCAGGAGTCTATGGGCAAAAGCCTTAGCTCTGGCGGTATTTATTCTATTGGGAAAGAGTTCGGGTTAGACACCGGAGGCAGGCTTAGTTCTGGTGAATTTGCGAACCTTATAAGAGAGTTCGAGCAGAATACGAAGGCAATTGGGTATAATAATAAAATACTTGAAAATGCTGTTCGTACAGGTGTTGATTTATCGGGTGAAAGCACAACCCAAAACACTCCATCTGGCGGCGAAGAAAGTAAGAATAAAGCACCTGAAAACATAAAAGCTGAAAGGTTATTCATCGAGAATATTAGAGAAGCGTTCAGTGGCGGTGAAGTAAAACCGATCACCCAAAGTCCGTTTATCGTAAAGCAGGAACGGGACACGACGTTTGACTATAAAAAATCACAGTCCGACATATTATCAGAGGAGTATGACCTACAAGAAAGATACATAGAAAAGCTGAGAGAGGATGCTGTTTCGCTTGGTGAATACGGCAAGGCCGCTATGAGTGAAATTTATCAGGAAGAGCAGAAACTAACATCCCTTTCCGATGCTCTAAAACTTGCCCAACTCAAAGAGGATATACAGGAAATGAATCTTTCAATCTTTGAACAGTCCATCGACGGAGTAACGGGTTTTGCCGACGCTTTGGATAGAGCTGCAAGGTCGTGGAGCAGGATTGCCAACGAGGATATGAGCGGATTTGAACGGATGGTTTCGATTATAAACGCCATTGGTGATACCATAAAGGGATTGATGGGTACATGGGAGGCTTACACTACTTTGAGAGACTTGATTTCCACAAAAGAACAGGCAATTCAGGCTAAGGATAATATCCTTAACGCTCAAAAGATAGCCAACGTATCTACTTTGGCTGCCGTTGAACAGGGTGCTGCCGCTGCGAGCCTTGCAACAAAAAGCACGGAGGTTGCGGCAAATACTTCCGTCGCTGCGTCAGGTGCTGCTGCGTCTGTAGCAGGAATTCCACTTGCTGGGCCGATGTTGGCTGTCGGTGCTGTCGCTTCAATACTCGCTCTTTTGGGCGGTCTGCCGAAATTTACCGACGGAGGTATTTTCGCAGGACTGAAAGGAGGGGACAGGAATTTAGCGAGGTTGAACGGTGGCGAAATGATAATGACTACACCGCAACAGTCCAAACTGTGGGGAGCGATCAAAACGGGTCAGTTCGGCGGCGGCAGTGGAGACGTCAGATTCACAATAGAAGGTACTAAACTTGTGGGGATTTTAAATCAGATGAAATCCAAACAGTCGAGAATTTAGTACTAAAACGCTTTAACGTACCCTATTAATAAAGGATTCATGCTGAAATACATCATACCATTTAAAACACTTTCCAATATTTCATGCGAGATAAGGTTGGAAGAGGCGAACTACTCCGGCGAACCGATAGAGTTAAAAGCCGGAGCGGTTCCTTTTTCCATTCAGATTGACGAATCTGACCTTATTACCCCTGTGAGGTCTTCCGGTGCGACTATAGAGGTTTATGGTTCCGACTATCTACATGACTTATACACAAGCGACCCGCAGGGGATTAAGGTAACCTTGCTGGCTGGTGGAGTGGTTAAGTGGCTTGGTTATCTCACACCGGACACGTTTTCCCAAGACTTTTCCTCACCGGAATTCATCTACGAGATGGAGGCAGTGGCCGCTTTTTCAACTCTTAAATACAAGAAATTTGACCTGACTGCCGATTTTGTTTCATTCATGGACATAGTCAATAAGGCTATAGAATACTCCGGATACAGTGGATATTATCTCACCACTTCGGTAATGGCCGGAAGTGAGAGTTACTATTCGCTAAAGATACCTTCTGCCAACTTTTACGACGAGCTGGGCGATCCGATGACGTATTACGAGGCCATGGAAGAGATCGCAAAGTATGGCGTTCTTCTCACGTGGGTTCCGTTCGGAGACAAGCTATATCTTATCGACTACAAAGCCCAAAGAGAGGGATATAATTCATATCTGACCGAGGATGGAGCGGTCACGCTTAGCGATATAAAGGATGTAAGGGATTATCGGGGAACAGGGGCTAAAATAAGCAGGATACCGGGCAAAAACAAGGCCACGGTAAACAGTTCGCTATATGAGATAAAAGACCTGATTCCAGAATTTGACGATGCGAAATCAAGCGTATTCTCCATCGATCCGATGACTGAATATACCGACGTGATAAAAATAAACAAGGAAAATGTTGAGTATAGGGGAATAATAAGAAGATACAATCAGCCTAAATTCACATTTTTCCATTATGCAAACGGCAATCCGGCGTATCCGATTGATGCCGTTTCTCCTCCGATATTGACCAGCACCGGATCGGGGTTTGTTCGGACGGCTGAATTCAGAACCGATTCGCCACCGAGTTCATTGAGCATGAAGAACGAGGTTCAGGTGAAGATGGCTTTGGGTTATTCATCCGCAGCTGCAGGTTACCTGAAAAATACAAGTCCGGTTATCCGGTTCAAATCTGAAAAACAGGTACTGGTACATAAAAACGTGTGGTTCTGTCTTGGGTTAAGTTTTCGATATGCGCACATGGAGTGGGCAAAAGATATCACGGGGCTTGACTATTCAAGCAAGTCGGATATTGTCATACAGCAGCGTGCAAAATTAAGGATAGGAGAATACTATTATAACGGGAGTTCATGGGTGAAGCGTGATTCAACCTTTAGCGCACCGGTCACAATAAAGAAGAAGAGCGGACTGTTAAGTACAACTTTTTCAATAGACAATAAAAATACATACGACAAGGGGCTGGGTGATCTGACCGGATACGTTTTCAAGGCTCCGTACTTTCCTGTCATAGGTGATGTGGAATTGACGATATACGCCACGCCGCCACCAATAATTGTCCTTAATCCGATTTACAAGGATTTTATCCAGTACATGTATTATTCCGACATTGAGCTGGCATATAGCATTCCGGACGAAAGTTCTATTTACGGTGACTGGGTAGACAAAGATTCGAAAAACGATATTGTATATGAGAATGAAATTTCCTACGACTATGTGGAAGAAGCCGACGACATAGAACTGAAGATATGCACAAACCCCGACGGTAAACTTGCCTTGAGTTCCGTGATGAAAGGAAACGATTTTCTGACGGAGGTAACCCATCCAGTCTACGGGACTGGAAAACCGGAAAACCTGATACTGTTGAAGATGACGGACATATACGGCAGTCCGAGATTTGCGATCAGCCCTACCCTGAAAAACGATGCAAAACCATATTCCGTGTATATCGAGCCGCACCTGAACAGGGTGTATATGGTCGCAGGTGGTGAGGAGGATGTAAAGATGGAGAGCTGTACTTATAACCTGATCGAATTATGATAAGCAAGAAGACATATATCCCTGCAAGGCCGAGAAGCGACAAGCTCACCACGGTAGATAAAAGGAAGACTTTCAAAAGCCAGATTCAAAACATTGAGTTCGAGTTGAGAAAGGATATAGAAAATTATCAGCTTGACAATGACGGAATACTTGATGACAGCGAGAAGATAAGTCTGAAACTTCTACAGAACGAGGTACAGGCTAAAAAACTAAAATGGATGTCGGAGGTAAATTCCATATCGAATAGCATCTATCTGGCAGGATACCACAAGGACGCACTGTTGGCGTTATCCGAACCGATGCTTTCCACCGGAGGTATAATCGACACGCTTGTGTTGCGCATCAATGAGATTATTCTTGGCGACGGAACCATACCGGACGATTATAAATACAGATACGAAAAGGCTCTTTCGCTTTACTTCGACAACATAGACCCGCTCGAGCTTGCCATCACGGGTGCAAGATCAGCCATTGAGGCTGAAATAAAGAGAAGAGCCGATTCTGGTTCGGGAGAGATACCTTCCGGAGGTGAGAACGAGTTGAGGGAATACGACTTGAGGTTCGACGGGAAATACTGGAACAATGTAGGATTTATAGAAATAGACATGAATGCGATACAGATTAACAAGATAAAGTTTCTGTCCGACGACCAGAACTCGTGGACGGATGAACAGGGCAGGAGGGTGATATTATGAGTACGGTAAGACTTGACGATGCTAACATACCAGTTGCATCCACGATTGTGGGACTGACCGTGACTGGCGTTCAGGGGGGTCAGGTAGTACAGGTTCCCCCGTCGCTATTGAAAGGCAATAAGGGAGACACGGGCGACCCGTTGACGTTTCCCGACTTGACACCGGAAGAGATAGCCATATTGCAGCAGCCAGCCACGGATATGATCGCCGACGTGAATCTGGCAATAGGCGAGGCAGATACAGCTACGCAGGCTGCTAATGATGCGGCGGGGGCAGCACAGGCACAGGCTGACAGGGTAAGTGCGATAACTGTTCTCACTTCCGAACCCGTATTAGACTTAACCGAATACAACGAGATAACGATATGAAGATAAGAATTGGAAACGACTTTATGTTTGCATGGGAGATTGAAAGAAACGGACTTCCCGAATATCTTTCATCCGTGCTCGAAAAACACTTGTATTTGTCCGTACTGGGCAAGAGAGTTGAACTGTTAGAGGGTGTCGATTATGACATAACTGGAAACGTTGTCAGAATAGAGGTAACTCCGACAATTGCAAATATCATAGGCTCCTACAATCTTGAATTAACCTATACTCTTTCCGATGTAACCCTGTCGGATGCCGACAGGAGATGTGCGGTGGATGTGGATGCGTTTCAAATCGTTGCGAGAACTGCACAGGCTGACGACCCTTCTGAGTTTACCATTACTTCCGACATGGCTATAGCCTTTCGGGGAAAATCGGCTTATGAGGTATGGCTTGAAACACACGCTGGAACAGTTGCCGATTACGAGGCATGGATTAAACAGCCTGCGTTAGAAGCGGCGGGAGTAGCAAACGGTGCAGCAGAATTGGCAAATTCAAAAGCTGGATTAGCTAATACGGCAGCCCAAACGGCAAATACCGCGGCTGGATTTGCAGATGCTGCACGCTTATCAATACAGGCAGATTTAGCATTAAAATTAGAATCAGTAACCTATTCGGAAACAGAATATAACGAAATATAATATGGCAAAGATAGAAAAACTTAAAAAGGATGTTGAGGGTGTAGCTACGACGGTTTACCCCGTAACAATTCCGCAAGCAGTAATCGACCCTACAAGCGGAAAGAGTGCAAGAGTAGAACTTGATGAAAAAGCCAAACATGGCTACGAATCGAATCCCAAGACGCTGAAAGAGGTGGACAACGAAAAGGCGGCTCATGGATACGGAGCAGAACCGCAGAAAACGCTGAAACAAGTGGATGACGAAGTGATTCAATTAGCGGGCGATGTGAAAGATACTACCGAAAAAGCGGGAGCGGCATCATTGGCGGAATTGAACGCAAGGTTGCTTGCACTCGAAAAGATTGTAAGCAGCACCCTTCGCTCCAAGATTGAAGTAACCAGAGAATTTAACGTTTGGGGAAAAACAAACCTCATTCTTTACGGTGCAGGGGCGAATACAAAAGCACCTGATTTTATAGGTCAAAAATATATCGACACAACAGGCGGTAACGTATATGTTGCTGTCGGAACAACAAGTGCAGGAAACTGGAAATTAGTTTAATTATGGAATACATAAAAAATTACGAAAATCAGGCAGCTTATAATGCCGACACCACAAGACCTCAGGACAGTTCAGTCGTTAGTAATGTCGAAACACTAGGAGTGAAATACGATGGCAAGAATGTTTTCGTGCCGAAGGAGAGTGCAGACGTGGGAGATATTGTTGTTGTTGACAACGGTGAGTTGAGGTACATCAAGCTCGACACCTACGATGCAGCACTAACAACCGTAGAGCCTATTGGGGTAGTGTATTACCGCACCAACGGGGAGATAAGGGTTATTTATAAAGCATCTCTCGGCAATGCACAATGGGCAGCACCATTCAGGGCTAAGGTGGAGGGATTCGACCTTGTTAATGGCGGTACTCACACTATCACGGTTAACTCATCGGCATATCCTTTCACCTTTTCAGCGGGAGCATCGTTGGCAGATGTGTCCGCAGCTATTCTCGCAGCACTTCCAACTGATGTAGGGTGGAGCGTTGAAACGAAGGTCGGATATGTGGTGATACAGCGCAGCTGGTACACCCCAGCAATCAGCACGTTTACCGTGAGCGGATTAACAGCAACAATCTTAAATGCTGACTATCAGGCGCAATATACAGGATTCCTGACGGCATACCTGAATTTTATGCGAGAAAACGGCTACTCTCACGCTTATGCAGGGGCTAACTACGAGCGATTCCTACAATACTACGAGGTGAGCGGTAGTGATGCGACAGGTGTTGACCCCTCTGTTTATAGTGTTGTTAAGAGAAGCGTATTTAACGAGGTTGACAATCCATTATTGGTGTCAGCTTATGGCACATACGAAAATTATATCCTTGACAACTTAGTCAAGATGCCATATAGCAAGGATGCGATTGCCGATAATGACGGTAAATCAAACACCGAAAAACTCATATCCTACACATACATAGACGATGATGGCGTGGAAAAGCCCTCTTTCCCTGCGGCACATGCAGCTTCGAGTGTATCAGCGGGGAATGTGAATTGGTGGCTGCCGAGCGCAGAAGAGATGGCGATATTAGTTCGTGGAGTGAAGCTGAATTATTCTGACCCTCTAAGCAGGGCACTGTACAAGATAGGGGATAGGTTCGCCATTACGTCCACACATTGGACTTCATCGGAGCGCCTTTCCAACACCAGTTGGGTTTACAACGGCGGCGGCGGCAACATGACCAGCAGCTACAAGGGCAATTCGACCGTGGTTCGTGCCGTCTCAGCTTTTTACTTTTAACTTTTAACTTGCGGCGAAGCCGCGCTTAGCATTATGTTTAGGAATTTGCAGATATACAAAGATTCGTACCAACTCTCAAAAGCGATACACAGGGCATTGCCAAAGATGTCTCGCTTCGATAGGTTTTCGTTAGGCTCTATGCTATTCGAGAAGTCATTGATGTTGGTCGATGGAGTTATAAAAGCAAATTCGCTAAGAGGAAGAGAGCGAGTGGATGTGCTTGAGAATCTTATAGGCACGTTCGGGGTTGTTGAGGCACTGATTAGGATTGCATCGGATGAAAAAATGTGGGATCAAAAAACCCTTGCTCCGATGTTTCTACTAATTAGCGATATATCAAAGCAAGCAAACGCTTGGAAGCGTTCTACCAGAATATGATAACAATGGAGTGTCATAGAGTGTATTCTAATAAAAAGGGCTGCCCGCTATCATTTATAGCTATTTCACAAGGGGTAGTAAGAGGAGCGCTATTCCAACTCCAGTTGGGTTTACTACGGCAGCAACGGCGGCATGAACTACTTCAACAAGCACTATTCGACCGTGGTTCGTGCCGTCTCAGAATTTTATATGAATATGATTAACGTAGAAGATATATTTGAAGCCTATTACGCTTGCTTAAAAAATAAGCGTGGCACTGAAAGCGCAGTAAAGTTTGAGATGAACTACATCAATAACTGCATTTCGCTTTTCAGAGACCTTTCCGACCGTACATATAAGCCAAGCGCATCCATCGCTTTTATCGTCACCAAACCGAGGAAGAGGGAGATATTTGCTGCGAATTTCAGGGATAGGGTTCTCCATCACCTTGTAGATTTGAAGCTACGTCCGCTCATTGAAAAAGAATTGATTGATAGGACATTCAACAATAGGGTGGGCAAGGGTACATCTGGGTGTGTGGCGCAGCTAAAAAATGACCTTGAGGATTGCACCCCGACCGATTGGATATGCAAGATGGACATGAAGGGGTTTTTTATGTCGTTAAGCAAAAGCCTTATCATCTCTATGGTTCACAAATTTATTGATGACAAGTATATCGGGGAGGACAAGGATGATTTGAAGTGGCTCGTAGAGGTGCTTATTTCAGACTGCCCAGAGAAGCATTGCAACCTTCGGTCACCTGTTGAGATGTGGGCAGACCTTAATAAAAATAAGAGCCTGTTCACGGTCGATGATGATTTGGGCATTCCAATCGGGAATTTAATATCCCAGCTTTTTGCCAACTTCTACCTGAATGAATTTGACCATTATGTGCATGGGGAATTAGGCTTTAGCAGGTACGGCAGATATGTAGATGATTTCTACATCATTTGGGAGAAAGAGAAGATATTGAATGCAATCCCCCTGATTAGGGAGAAGCTAAAAGAGGTTGGAGTCACCCTTCATCCATACAAGTTTTATTTGCAGCACGCAAGTAAGGGGTGTGAGATGGTGGGTGCTGTTGTCAAGAAAAACAGAATCTATGTCCACAACAGGACGGTAAATAATGCCTTTAGGAAGATAGAGAGAATGACGTCGCATAAGAGGAGGGCGACAGACAAAGACCTTGCCTCTATTAATTCTTACTTGGGCTTTATGGCGATCTATAATTCGTACAATATAAGAAGGCGGCTTGCTATCAAAGCCATGAGGCTTGACGGTTTTACCGCACCGAATAGCTACAAGAAAATGAAACTTTCTAAATAATACAACTATGAAAGAGATAAACAAAAAGTACGCAGAAATAAATGATTTAAAAGCTTTATTAGCAAGCACCGACTATCAAGTAATTAAAGAAGCCGAGGGTGGATACTCGGTGCCACAGGAGATAATCGACGAGCGTCAAGATGCAAGGGCTCGAATAAATATACTTGAAGCAGAAATTGAGCAGCTGGAATCTGAGGAGAATACAGCAGTAGTGGTTGAGGAATGGCTCAATTAGGCGACGATTTGAACATTTTGAACGAAAATTGACATGACAGTAAGGGCGTTTGACATAACATTCAAGGACGAGGCGGTTCAGACCGTGAACCTGAAAGCCGGAACGTGGACTTTCCATGCCTTCGTGAACGCTTTAACCTATTCAATCGGGTTGAAGGATTCAACTGGCGTATGGCACAACTACGACCTTTCAGACCAGACTGGAGCTGGATGGTACGACGTTCAGGAGACGATAACGACCGACTTTGATGCGGTTGAAATATCTCTCCTGAACAACGTAGGAACCGCCCAGGTGTTGTTCCCTATGTTCGAGAAAGGCTCGAGAAAGAGCGTCAAGAGACCGCACGAAAAGGATATAGAGGAGGCGGCGATCATCAAGTCGGCAAGCTGGGAAATACACACTTCATCTCCAGTTATCTACAAGGACGCACCCGATTTGACCACCGACGGAGCACACACGCCCGTAACGGTCACGGGAAGGCACTGGGTAGGTTCTGTAATGACGGAAGAAGGATTCCTCACCGTGACGGCAAACGACGAAACAGAGGCTGCAAATGCGTCTCCATCACCCGTTACAATCGCTCCTTTAAACAGCGCAGACAAGCACACCTACACGATAAGACTCTACGTCGATGCGAACAAGACCGAACTGCTGGACTACGAGACGATTCCGGTGGTTTTCAAGGGTGCGAAGGGGATAAGTGCGATAAGGCTGCACATAAATAACCCCGTAGACGTTCTTCCGGCCGATTCGGACGGGAACGTTCTGTCATTCACAGGAACTGGAACAAGCATTCACGTATTCGAGGGAGCTGTTGAGTTGGATTACGACGGTATAGGAACGGCAAACGGAAAATTCAAGGTAACTGCAGTGCCTTCTAATATCACGATGGGTGCAATAACCGACGGTGGGAATATCTGCGTCGTGGCAGATGCAACGGCAATGGCCGCGGACAAGGCCTCGATAGTCTACACGGTTACCGGAAAGACCTTGGACGGGTTCGACTTTACCGTTTCTGGAGAGCAGAACTTCACCAAGACCAAGATGGGTCAGGACGGAGAGGGTATACTGTCGGTCATAGACTACTACGGATTGAGCACGAGCGCAAGCGTTCTTCCTTCCACGTGGTACACGACCGTACCTTCAAAGGCTGCAAACGAATTTCTGTGGAGTTACGAGAGGATAATCTACACCGACACGACCTACGACGAAACGCAGAAGAGGATAATTCAAGGCAAGGATGCGAAGGGCATAATCTCCATCTCCAACGCTTACGGGTATTCGACCGACGATGTGACGCCGCCGAGCGTGTGGTACACCCTTTCAAGCCTTCCGGCAAAGCAGCCCGGTCAGGTTCTGTGGGTCAGGGAGGATATAGAATATTCTGACGGATCATCCAACGCCACGATAGGATATCCGGTCAGGGACGGCGAACCGGGATTGCCCGGCGAGGACGGGGACGGAATAACATCGACTACAATCGAATATGCCAAGGATGCAAGCGGCACGATACCGCCGAATAGCGGATGGAGCACTTCACTTCCATCACCCACGTTGGGTTGGTATCTGTGGACAAGGACAACTACTACATACAGGGTGGCAGCCCCGACTGTCGCCTATTCGGTGTCGAGATACGCGGAGGACGGACTGCCGGGAGATCCTGGGACTGGCGTTGACGGGCTTAGAACCGAATACTACCTATCCACCTCGAGCACGACACAGACGGGTGGAACGTGGCAGACGACCGTACCCGTATGGGTAGCCGGAACGTACATCTGGGAGAGGATCGTCACGGTGATGAGCGACCTCACGGAGATATTCGGAAGCCCGTATCTCTCGAGGACATGGGAGACGATAAACCAGCTGCAGGCAGACATCATTGAAGAGCAGGCAAAGACGCAATTCCAGACAACGATCGATGGCGGGCTTATCTACACTGCTTTGATGAAGCTGTTCAATCCTTCAAGCGGATCGGAGACGGCGGGAATAAGCGGTAATAATGAAACCGCAACGAATCCGGCTTTTTATGCGGGCGGCACGCATGGGGAAGCATTATCCGGAACGGCGAAGGCCATAATAAGGCATGATGGAACGGTGAAGTTTACCAGTGCCGAAATAACAGGAACGGTCAACGCCATATCCGGCACATTTAACAATGTGATATTCCAGAGCGGATATATTGGAGGGTTCAGGGTGTCTGGTACGGGTCTTACCAATGGTCCTGACTTTAACAATGACGCTTATATAATTTTCAGGAATGACGAAAATAAGACATTTGCCGGAATCGGGGGAAACATACTTCCTTCTTCTTCCGGATTGACCGCTGTTGCAAGATTTGAAAACGGCGCAACAAACAACTTCTACGGGTCGACTAATTACGGGGTTATAATCGAGGCATCCGGAGCGTCAAGGAATATCGGCATCAGCCTTGTTGGCGACATAGTGATGAAGGGAGCCCTCGTGTCGATAGAGCCGACCTTCCAGTCAATGGGATATACGGATTCCATAATATTGAACATAAGCAAGTATAGAAGATTTTTATTCACCCCGGGCACCTCGCAATATCTTAGCGTCGATCTTCCATCCAGTTCGCAGATAGTTAACGCATTCGGCTCCTACAAGCTTCCCTCCTACTGGAATATAGAAATAGAGATAGAGGTTGCGTGGAACGCTTCTGGGTCAATAGCGCTAAGGGGGTCTTCTGGTAGCATATTCGTTAATAACAATGGCGACGTCGTGAATTATCAGGATACATACGCTTACGGGATTATAAAAATGGATAAGGGAGACGCGGTCACCGTCCGGTATAATTCATATCACGGCAGGTGGCAATTAATCAATCACAGTTACTGACATGAAAACGATCAATTTCACAAAATTTCCCCTTCTCGACAGGGGCGGCACAGTCACCGAAATGGACATCGCAAAAGGCTTTTTCGATATTGCATTCAGGAATGCGACATCGAGGGATGACATTGTATTCAATCTCTCCCTGAAAGAGGATGCGGATATAGAGCTGACCGATCAGGCAATAGAATACTTCAGAAAATATCTGGCGATGATAGACCCGAAAACATACCTGTATTCATTTGAAAAGTTTGTCGAATGTAAACTACCACCAGCATAGCAGGTGGCTTTAAACCTAAGCAGTATGCAAGAGGCAATACATACCCGATTTTTCAGGCTGATTTACGGCAGCCCCAAGCGTAGCGATATTTTTAGCGGCATTAAAATCGGCATCCATATCGTTTCCGCAGTTTGTACACGTGAAAGACTTGTTTTTTCGTGTGCCAATACTGTGGCAAACACTACAAGTCTGGGAAGTGTATGCAGGTTCAACAACAACAAACTTAACGCCGTTCAATCGTGCCTTGTAATCGATAAAGGAGCGAAGTTGCCCGAAAGACCAGCGACCAAGTTTTACCTTAAACTTTTTGTTTCTACGTTTAGAAGTAAATCGGATATTAGTAAGGTCTTCAATCGCAATTCCTTTACCCTGTTCTTTAGCAGACTTTACAATGCTTTTTGCGATAGTGTGATTGATTATGGTAGCTGTTGTCCTTTCCTTGCCAGAGAGCCGTTTCAGAAGTCTTTTGGAGCTTCTCGTGCCTTTGCGTTGAATAGAACTACGAACCTTTTGCCGATGTTCACGGTATTTGTTAAGCCCATCAGCAGAATGCTTAACGCCGTCAGAGGTAACAACTATATCGGTGAGCCCAAAATCTACACCGATGAATTCCTCTATATCCTCAACATCCTCTTCGGGAACTTCTACGGTTTGAAAAAGATAGAATTTGCCCTTTTTGTAAACCAAATCAGCCTCGCCCTTAATATAGGGCAAGTATTTAGGATTATGGCAAACAAAAGGCATCTTCAATCTTCCACCGATAGCCCAGATAGATACGGAGGAGTCTTTATAAGTGAGTATTCTGCTATCATAGGTAATTGCGCCAAGTGGTCTGAAAAACCTTTGCGTTTTCTTATCCAATTTATAAGCATCCGCAACCTTGCTTATGCAGCGCACAAGCATTTGAGCGGAGAGACCAAAAGAAGACTTGAATCCGTGATAACAAAGGCCATGAATTTTGAACTGGTTAAAAACTTTATTCTCCCACGCTATTTCAGAAATAGCATCACAAACGGCGTTCGCCTCTTTCATTGTCGAAAGGATCAAATCCGCCTGTTCGTCGGTAGGCAAAAGTTTTATTTTCAGCGTCAATTTCATAACTCAAATATACTTCAAATAATTGAATTATGCAAGTGATTAATAATAAAGTTATAAACATGAAACCTTGCACTAAAGTGCATAGTATCAGACTAACGGACTAAAATAATGAAGCTATACATAAGATTCGGGAGTTTAGCAAGGTTTCAGGACTTGTACGATTCGAGCGAATACCTACAAAAGGTGCTTTCACAGACAAGGTCGAACATCTATTTTATTGAGACGGACGACACGAGCGAGATAGAAAGGCTGCTGAAAGGAAGGAGTATTAAATTTGACATAAGCGACAAATAATGGGATGGGAAGTAATTATTTCGGCACTGGCCGGACTGCTCACGGGTGGAGGGGTATCATGGCTATTCAAGATCAAGGAGGACAAGGCTGGCTCTAAAGCGGATGTAGTGGATTCTTCCACCGATGCGATGAACAAGATGATGGAGCTGATCGGCTCACAACAGGACAGGTTCAACAAGATCATCGAGGGAAAGGACAAGCTGATCGAACAACAGCAGGGTTTAATTGACGGGTATAAAACAGCGCTGGAGGAAGCAAACCAGAAACTTAAAACTCTCGAATTCAAGGTTGGAGAGAACGACAGGAAGATCAGCGGAATGCAGAAGACAATCGACAACGAAATTAAAGAGCGCAGGATTGCGGAAAACAACATCTGTTTCGTTACGGATTGCAAGTTGAGGCGGCCACCGATCGGAACATATAAAAAGGAAACGGCATGACAAACGAACAACTAAGACAGATTGCCACATACGCAACACTTGTAAACATCAACACGTATGCACCTCTTTTGAACCGCTACATGCATAACTACAACATTTGCGGAAAGTTAAGAGAGGCGGCATTTCTCGCAACGGTAATCCACGAAAGCGGAAGTTTCAGGTACACGAAAGAGATTGCATCTGGAAAGGCGTATGAGTGGAGGAAAGACCTGGGAAACGTACAGGCCGGGGACGGGGTAAGATTCAAGGGTAGAGGACTGATTCAACTAACAGGAAGAACAAACTACACTTTAGCCTCGAATGCTTTGGGTGTTGACTTCGTTAGCAGACCGGAGCTGATAGAACAACCTGACTTCGCAACGATGGTTTCCTGTTGGTGGTGGAACATGAAAGGGCTGAACGAAGTTTCCGACACCGGAGACTTCAGGAAAGTTACGAGAATTGTAAACGGAGGGTACAACGGTTTTTCAGACCGTGAATTCTGGTATAAGAAAGCACTTGAGACATTATGAAAAGAATATTATGGACAATAAATTATTACGTGAAAAAATACGGCTTGTTTGGACGGTAATTCTGGTAGCAACTATCGCTATCCTCCTATTGACCGGATGCAAGCCTAAGCAGATCATTCAGGAGCGCACCATAACGAAAGTTGACAGCACGGCGATTGTTTCTCTTAAAAGTGAGTTGCAGAAAAAGACCATCGAAGTCGAAACGCTTAAAACCGATTTAGAGCGATTTAGAGAGGAGAATATAAAGCTGCGGAGCGAAGTATCGCAACACGAAATAAACTACGACACGAACGCCCCATTAAAGCCTGACGGCACTTATCCGATAGCGAGTGAGACAAAAACGGAAAGCAAGACCGAATATGAGCAGACTAAAAAAGAGTATTTAAAAATCATAGACGAACTGAAAAAGGAAGTTCAGGAGGTAACGACTAAAAACATAAATCTGGATCAGGAAGTAAAAAAAATAACGGAAGAAAATAAAGAGCTTAAAAGTAAAACCACACCAACGACCGGGTTCAATTTCAGGTTATTCGGCTGGGGAGTCTTGACAGGGGTAATACTGGTTATCCTTGCAGTAGTAATCAAAATTAGAATATCATGACAAAAACGGATCATGCGAGAGAGATTGTTCAAAGGTATATAGGCATAGCTATCAGGGTTAATAAGGAAAATGAAGAAAAGGGAATAGACAAAAAAGTAAGTTACTCGAAAAGGTTCATAGCAACAGTCCTTCATGGGGAGCATCCAGACCTCTTCATCGACGTGGAGGATGCAAGAAGGTTTATCAGGAGGGTTACGGGAGCAAACGGGATGGTCTTAAAAAAGGACGAACAGCTGATAAACGATTTTGCATTACTCGAAAACCCTATTGTCGAGTGCGAATTAAAACCTTTCGTCGTTCCGAGACAGTATAAAAGGGCTTTCATCATCAACGATATTCACTCCAAATTTCACGACAGAAAAGCACTTGAGGTTGCGGTCAATCACGCTTCTAAACAAAACTGCGACATTGTCATTATCAATGGAGACCTTTTCGATTTTTATCAGTTCTCGAGATTCGACAAGAACAATAGGATCAGATCAGAATTCTTTTCCGAAAGGGAATGGGTGCAGGACTTTCTTCTTCTTCTTCAAAATACATTCGGAAAGGTTATTTTCAAAAAGGGGAATCACGACCTCAGAAGGGAGCAGTTTATCCAGAAACTTTCCGGAGACATGCCGGAATTGCAGGGATTGGAAAGTATATCCGATTATGTGATGTTCGACGGCTCGACCGTAGAGGTGGTGGAGGACTACAACATCATAGAATTCGGGAAATTGAACCTGATACACGGGCACGAATATCAGGGCGGCGGTGGAATACACGTTGCGTATAATAGACTGAACAAGGCGATGGACAACATAATGAGCGGACACTCACACGTTACACAGTCCAACATGAAGAAGACCATTACGGGGAAGTATTACGGTTCATGGGCGGTGGGGTGTCTTTGTTCCTTATCGGCCCGCTACAACCCTCAAAATAACTGGAACCACGGCTTTGCAATAGTGGAAAGGGAGGATTCTGGAGATTTTATCGTAAACAACAGAAGGATAATCGACGGGAGGATATTCTAAAAAAGGCGGGGATGTTACTCCCTTTTCGTCCATTAATTTCTGTAACCTGTCTTTGAATTCCATTTTGTTGATAACTTTTAATTGTTTTGGTTGCATATGCAAGTTTAATTGCATATATTTGTTTTCGTTATACACACACTATAACTAAATAAAATGTAATCCCAGGCGTGGGAGTTTTGGTAAGCCTCGAAAACGTTGTGTGTGAACGTTTTTGGGGTTTCCGTTTTTACACCTGTTCTTAAACGTTATCAGGTCGCACTTGTCGAGCGAATATAAAATAACGTGAGTAACATAAGACGTTGTTAAATGTCCTGCTCTGTTCAGCAACCAACAACAGGCGACTGCATGATGCGAAAGCAACAAACAACGAGGTTCAGGGATGCCATTGCTTATAGTTGCTCTGTTTTTGACGGCGCAGACACTAAAGACGCCTTTCAAATTCAACCTCTCTCTTTAATTATGCAGGGGAAAGGTTGCCTTGTTTTCATAATTTTAAAGAGCTACAATACGATTAACAAAAATCTTTTTAAACACAACAGCAAAAACAGTCATTTTCATAAAATACTATAATGCTAATACACAGATATTTACAAAAACACTCAATTTATAAATGGTTAAAAAAGATTAAATGTATATCATTTGACATACATATATTTGGTATATTATATCAAATGATATATCTTTGCCAAACAAACATAAACAATCGGTCATAAAAATAGCTGTCCGAGAAAAGCCGTAAATTTCAGCAACGATTAATACAGTGTATAGATAATTTTATTAAATAATTACGAGCAAAACATACAAAATGAACAAAAAAAATTACAAGGTGACAATGCAGGATATAAGGGCGATAAAAATTGGCACTTCCGTAACGTTCACGGTCGATCATCCAAAGGATATAAACAGTATCCGGAACAGGGCTTACAACATAAACACGCAAGAGCCTGAACTGAAAAAGAGATATTCCTGCGCAACGAATTTCAGAAACAGAACAATAACCATTACGGCAAATCCGGTATGAAAGAATTATTGAATTTACAACAAACGATGTCAAGTCGTGAAATTTCGGATTTGACGGGGAAGCAACACAAACACGTTCTTGTCGATTGCGACAAGCTGAATGAAAATTATAGGGCTATGGGATTGGCCGAGATTTCGGCCGATGTTTACATGGATACTTACGGTAGAGAACAAAAGTGTTATACACTTACACGTATGCAAACGTTCGACCTTATGACAGGATACAGCGCACCTCTCCGCATCAAGGTTAACCGCCGTTGGGAAGAACTCGAAAATGCTCAAAAATTACAACTCCCCCAAACATTTGCCGAAGCACTCAGACAATTAGCCGAACAGGTAGAAGAAAACGAACGCCAGCAAAAATTATTAATCGAGCAGAAACCGAAGGTAATATTCGCCGATGCAGTTGCGACATCGACGCAAAGCTGTCTGATTGGCGAATTGGCAAAAATATTGAGGCAGAACGGAGTTGAGATTGGGCAAAACAGGTTGTTTGACTGGCTAAGAGCAAATGGTTACCTGTGCAGATACGGTGAAAAATACAACCAGCCAACTCAAAAGGCAATGGAAATGGAATTGTTCGAGGTAAAGAAAACTTCTATCACCAAGCCGAACGGAACAATCCTTATCACGGCAACAACCAAGGTAACTGGGAAAGGTCAAGTGTATTTTGTAAACAAATTACTTAAGGCATCATGAAAACCATCCACGATGCAATCAGCGAATTTCTGGCTGTTCACTGCGAAACGAGGGACGAGGCTAAAAGGATATTAAGCCTTGCACACGGAACCGGCAGGAGGTGGACGAAAGGAAGCATGATTGAAGTGGACAACTGGGGAGAATATAAAGAAAACACATGTTACTGCATTGCATCGTGCTCTTATGGTTCGGTAGATTACTTCACGGAACACAATTACAGAATAATAAAATCAACACTGATATTATGAACGAAGAAAAGATTGACAGACTATTCGCAAAGACGGAGAAGGTTCTCATCTGGGTTTGCATCGGGGTGCTTATATCGTGGATCATTTTACATATGGCATTATGAAAACATTCACAAGATTTTTCGACAAGAACGTGACTGTCTTCTACACCGAAAACGGATGCGGGAACATCACGATACAGTATAAAAACAAGATCGTTGACAGGTTCGATACGGGGATACTGTGCGGAAGCGAAATCTGTACGATAATGAACGAGATAGACGAAATTGTAAGAAAGAGATACGTGTTCCGTAGGAGGATGATACGGCGGTTAAAATCAGTGCGGAACATGCCGATATATTAAGGTTGATAAATTACCGTGAAATGGTCGTTGTGAAACGGCCTCGGACAAGGGGTTATGGTATAATGGCTATTACGTCTGATTTGCAATCAGAAGATCCGGTTTCGATTACCGGTAGCTCCACAAAACAAGAGTTCATTAATGTACTTTCATCAAGTACACACGGCGACAGGCAACCGTGTATAAAGAACAAAACGAATAGCACAGGTCTCAACCTATCGAGCACCATATTATCAAGTAGGGGCGTGCATTGGGGATTTGAGACGTGAATATATAGTCGCAACGAAGCAGATATATTAGGGCTTGCTATAGGCGACAAAATAAGGGATATGTGGCGGAACAGAGACGCATATTAGAAGGATTAAGTTCCACGCTATCAGTTCAGGGCGCAAAACTTTTTTTGCATAAATGAGTTTCCTGATGCAGGTATCAAGTCCTGCCATATCCCTTTTTCTGACGCTCTCTAATCAGGGATGCAGTCAAGGCTTTGTTGGTTGTGCCCGAAACAACCAATATCCCGGCAGTTCTTTGGTGAGCGGCCGGGAACATATCTGTGGAAAAACTTAAAATAAAGGATCGGGAATTGAAAATAAAAGAGAAAGAAATCGGAATAACGGTAGATCGATAATGCAGAACAATAAAAAAATATGGCAACAACAATCGGACTAACCATCGACGCACTCGAGCAGATCGACCAGTTGGATAAATTCGAGGGCGATATGGATGTGGAGAGTGAGGATTACTGCGTATCTGTTCAGTACTCACTCGAAAAAGTAAAAATCACAGGGGTACAGAAAAGGTATTACGGTGACTGGATGAGAGTGTCGGAGGTGGATCATTCTATCAATTTAGACCTGTTCCAGTCAACGTTTTTACAATATCTAAGGAACAGGAAAAGGGAGCACAATATCGAGATGGACGAATACGACCAGAGAATCAAAAGAGAGTATCAGGAAAAGACAATCAACCGTGCCGGAACTATGGCTGGGTATTAAAAAATTCATAAACTAAAAAACAAGATGACACTGATTAAGAAAGCGAACGAGATTGAAAGACCGAAAAACGTCAGGATGATGATTTACGGACAAAGTGGAACCGGTAAGACAACATTCTCATTGTCAAGTCCAGACACATTATTATTGGACTTCGACAACGGGGTTCACAGGCTGGAGAATCAGCACAGGACGGACACAGTACAAGTTAGAACATTTCAGGAGGTTTTAAACGTGCTGGATGAGGATTTGAGCGGGTATAAAACAGTAGTTGTCGATACGGTAGGAAAGATGCTGGACTACATTATAGTTCACATATGTGGAAAGAAACAGCCACGTATTCAGGACTGGGGAAAGATAAACATGACCTTTTCTGACTTTAACAGGACATTATACCACAGCGGCAAAAATGTGGTTTATGTGGCTCACAGGGACGTAAGGAAAGAGGGAGAAGAAAACGTATTTGTTCCCGCGTTGAGAGAAAAGTCATATAGTTCTATCGTGGCTGATTTAGACCTTTTGGGGTACTTGGAAATGACCGACAAGGGAAGGACTTTAACTTTTAATCCTTCGACCCGAAACGACGGCAAAAACACCTGTCAGCTACCCAACCAGATATTAATTACAAATGTGGCTGGAAAGGAAAACACGGCATTGCAAGACCTTATTCTCAAGCCTTATGAGGATGTGTGTTTAAAACAGTCTGAAACGGAAAAAGAATATCAAAAGGTAATGGACGAGCTCAAAGAGAACATTGACCTGATAACCGACGAATTGAGCGCAAACGATTTTGTAAACAGGATAGACAAGTTCAAACACGTGGGCAATTCAAAGGCTATGGCGGGAAACATGCTTTTGAAAAAGACAAACAGCCTTGGGCTTGTTTACAATAAGGAAACGAAGACTTATGAACATAAGGTATAGAATTTATCCGAGCCTTCTGGATTCATATACAAGCTACCTTTCGACAGAAGAGACCTATGACAAATACTGGGGAAATTCTGACAACCCCTCAAAAACTTTAGAACAATTTGAAGAGGAGCAGTTCAACCAGTTCATCGACAAGATAAACAGGGTTCCGGTCAAATGGGAGGATTCGGAAAAGATGGACAGGGGAACAGCCTTTAATGAAATAGTGGACTGTATCATAAATCATTCAAAATCGGAGACGATGAACATTGTTTCCGACAACGGAAGAATAATTGCGGACTTCAATAAGCGAACATTTTCCTTTCCAATAGATGTTTGCAAAGAGTTTGCCGACTATTTCAAAGGTGCTCAAAACCAGATAAGAGTTTCAGCAATACTTCCTACTCAATACGGTGATGTGGAGGTTTACGGTGTGATCGACGAGCTTATGCCGTTGTGCGTTCACGACATAAAGACGACTGGAAGTTACGAGGCGTGGAAGTATAAAAACTACGCCCAAAGACTTGTCTATCCTTATTGTCTGAATGAAAACGGCAACAAGGTGGACAGGTTTGAATTTAATGTGCTGGTGATAAAGGAAGGTAAGTTTGAAACAAGTTACGAATCACTAACCGAGTTTTACACTTATAATCACGATGAGGATTCTTTAATCCTGAAAGAAAGAGTAGAAGATTTGATTGAATTTTTAGAGAGTAATAGACATTTAATAACCAATAAAAAAATATTTGGAGAGATATGAGTATCAACAAATGCACGATTTTGGGCAGAGTGGGCAAAGACCCCGAAATTAAACAGTTTGACGGAGGCAGCAAGGCATCCTTTTCAGTCGCCACAACGGAAAGAGGCTATACGACGAAAAACGGGGTATCCGTACCGGAAAAAACCGAGTGGCATAACATCGTATGTTGGAAAGGTCTGGCCACTATTGCGGAGCGGTTCGTGAAGAAAGGCGACTTAATCTACATCGAAGGCAAGATCACCACAAGAAGTTGGGAAAGCGACGGAAAGAAGCACTACATGACGGAGATCGTAGCGGACAATATCGAATTGCTGGGTAACAAATCTGAAAAGGTTGAAAAAGACCCGTTCGAGGAGCCGCCGATGGGGGAACCCGTTTACAGGGAGAATAAGTTTGACAAGGGTATTAATGCGGACGATTCTATGCCATTTTAAAACAAAAGGATATGAGAATAAAATTTAACGATAAGATTTACCGATTGAAAGAGGTTGAATCGGGGGTTGACAGTTTGATGGAACTGGTGGAAGAGCAGAAATATAAGGACGGAGACTTTGTCTATGAAGATGGGCGCATAATGATAGTTAAGAGCTATCCGAACAACTATCACGCTAACGTATTGAATATGTATTCAGATAGCCCAGATTATGATGACACATACGGACTGGATTTTTCAGAACCGACATTCAGGTATGCAACAGATGAAGAGAAGCAGATACTGATCGATGCAATGAAGAAAGACGGCAAACGCTGGAATGCAGAGAAGATGGTTATTGAAGATATTTCAGTTTACAAGGATGGCGACTTCGTTGTGAATGATTCAAATTCAATTTTAATCTTTAAAGAGACTGATGGTGTTTGCATATTTGATCATGCTTATCTGCATGATAATGACGAACTCGTAATTGTTAAAGTTAAAAGTTACGATGGGATCAAACGCTATGCAACCACAGAAGAAAAACAACGAATGATTGAAGCACTTGCCGAACGAGATAAACGTTGGAATGCCGAGAAGAAGTGTGTCGAAGATATACCGAAGCGTAAATTCAAAAATGGAGACAAGGTTACGCTCAAAAGTGGTTGCACAAGTAATCCAGGCCTAACCTATTATTCGCTATTTGACGAGTATATTGGAAAGGAATTAATAGTCATTGATTATACCGAAAGTGGAAATGTAAAATGCAATAACGGTCTTCGTTTTGCCGAGGACTGGCTCGAACCGTGGAGCGATGAGCCAAAAGTCGGGGATCGGGTAATCGCTTGGGATAATAGAAATACACCAATTATTGGAGTATTGGACAAGATTAATAAAGATGATAGTATATATCCATATCAGGTAGGTGGAATTAATTGGAACCACGCCGTCAAATGGGATGGAACAGTCGATCATCTCCAAAAAATCCGTTCCGGCAAAGTTTAAACAGATAAGGTGATGTTTTTAAACAGAGGGTAAGGGGTGGGCTAAAAGATATGATACTAAACTTGAACATCGAATTGGATCGGGAAAAATTTAAAACCCGATCCGATTTTTTATTAGAGAAACGAAAGGTTGTTGAGCTGACGGAGAAGACGGGTAGGACACTCAATCAGAATTCCTATTTGCACCTTCTGTTGACAATACTTGCAATGGATATAGGTGAAAGCGTGGAATATGTAAAGCAGTATATATTCAAGCGACACGTTAATACTGAATTATTCGTAAGAGAGAAGATCGACAGGATAATAGGGAAGGTTGAAATTTTGCGGTCAAGCGCAGACTTGACAAAAGAGGAAATGACTACCGCAATTGAAAGGTTTAAATTCTTCGCTAAAACAGAGCTTGGCATTTATTTGCCGGATGCCTTGAGCGAACATGACCAGTTGGAATTATTACGACAAATTGATAGGCAGAAAAACTACTTATGACAGAAACAGCACTTGACACTCAGATAGGCGGCAACCATTATAAAACCTTCAAGATACAACCGATTGAGTTCATACATAAAAACAACTTATCATACATACAGGGCAATGTAATCAAATATGTATGCAGATACAGGGATAAGAACGGAATCGAAGATTTAAAAAAGCGAGACATTATATTGACATGCTAATTGAATTTGAAAATGAGCTACAAAAGGAAAGCAAAGGTTAAGGACGACTTAAACAAGAACCCTGACAAGATAGACACGTCGATAGGAAAAATGTATCTGGAGCAGGGGAAAGTAAAATATTTGAAGAAATGACACCCATCGAGGCGATAACAAAAATAATCGACGACAAGAAGGAGCGCAGAACATACCCGTTTTGCGCTCTTATTTCGTCTGTGAGGCCACTTTGTAATCTTTCCGATGCGGAGTTCACGAAAGAAATTGAACGGCTTAAAACGGCTGGAATCATAGTAGAAAGGCAAACGGTTAATTCAGTAAGTTATTATTTGGAGTAAAAATATGGAATTTAAAAAATATCAACACGTTGAGCGGTTTGGAACGATTGAAACCGCAGGGATTGAAAACGGGATGTGTTACGTCTTTCCGAAGATTGACGGAACGAACGCTTCTCTTTGGTGGGACGATGGACTAAAAGCCGGGAGCCGAAACAGGGAGCTTTCACTAAATTATGACAATGCCGGATTTATGGCGTGGGCTATCAACGAACCATCGTTTAGGGATCTGTTTCGGGAGTATCCCCAATTAAGACTGTACGGCGAATGGCTTGTGCCGCACACGTTAAATACTTACCACGAATGTGCCTGGCGAAACTTTTACGTTTTCGACGTGATGAGCGGAGATGAGTATTTGCACTACGACGATTATAGCAAAATATTGAGCACCCACGGAATAGAATACATTCCGCCGATTTGCAGGGTTGAAAATCCGACATACGAAAGACTTATATCGCAACTCGAAAAGAACGACTACCTGATTGAAGATGGCAAGGGAACGGGAGAGGGAATTGTAATCAAGAATTACGATTACAGAAACAAATTCGGGCGAATTGTTTGGGCTAAAATCGTAGCAAATGAATTTAAGGCTAAACATCGTAAAAAGGATGTTGCGGAGATAAAAGAGGCTAAAATAATCGAACAGGAGATAGCCGAAAAGTTTATTACCAAATCTTTGGTTGAAAAGGAATTTGCAAAGATTAACGCCGAAGCGGGATGGAGCTCAAAGTTTATTCCAAGACTATTAAGCACAGTTTTCTATTGCCTTGTGAAAGAGGAAAGCTGGAATTTCATAAAGGAGTTCAAAAACCCTACAATTGATTTTAAACGACTTTCATTTTTCACGAATAACAGGATTAAGGAATTGATGCCTGAATTGTTTTGATATGGAGAAGCTTGATAAAATTTTCAGCGAGTATGTGAGAATCCGTGATGCAGATGCAAACGGATATGTTCATTGTTACTGTTGCGGGTATCCTATACACTGGACTAACGCACAGGCGATGCACTTCATGAACAGGCGACATTTGGGAACGAGGTTCAACGAAGAAAACGTAAATGCAGGGTGCCCGCCGTGTAACATGTATCAGAACGGCAATCTGGAGGCTTATGAGGCACATTTGATTCGTGAATACGGTGATAGCATCATCGAGAAACTAACGATGCTTAAAACGACAGTAACGAAGTTTGCGCCGTATGAGATTGAAGAGATGACAAAGCATTACAAAATGGAAGTTAAACGGTTGAAAAAGGAGAAAGGGCTATGACGAAAGCAAACTCTAAGCCGGCATGGAATAGAAAAGTTGACGATGATGTTTTAGTGGAGTCTTACGTTAGGCTTCAAAATGTATGGAAAGTTGCAGAAGAGGTCGGACTGTGTGGGCAAACGGTTCATGCAAGGCTAACCAGAATAGGTAAAATAAACAGGATGAACTATTGGACTGAAAAAGATGATGAATTTCTTTTAGCTAACTATGCTGAATACAGAGATGATTGGAGGTTGTCTGATTTATCTAAAATAATGGGCAGGACGGAGCAGTTTATCTCAAGAAAAGCAGGGAGGCTTGGGCTTACGGATATACATACTTCTCCACCAAAAAGGGTTAGGGTTGTCCAGGGTGAAAAAAAGAGGAAGTGGTTAGAAAACAACGACCATCCAAGGGGGATGCTTGGCAAGAAACACACAGAGGAGACAAAAAATAAATACAGCGAAATGTCAAAAAAAAGATGGAAAGACCCATCCAGTTATTTAAACAGTGAAGAGTATAGACAAAAACAATCTGATACAATGAGCAAATTGCAGGCAAGCGGTAAGTTAAATAATAACTACTCAAGGGCGAAAAGCGGATGGTTTGTAATTGGGGGCAAGAAACATTTTTACAGGTCATCGTGGGAAGTTGATATTGCTTCTTATTATGAGTTTCTTAAAACAAAAAAAGAGATAAAAGAGTGGGAATACGAGGCGGATGTTTTTTGGTTCGACAAAATAAAGAGAGGAGTAAGGTCATATAAACCAGACTTTAAAATAACCAATAACGATGATTCTGTATATTACGTTGAGGTAAAAGGATGGATGGACGCAAAATCAAAAACAAAGATTAAAAGAATGGCCATATACTACCCTTCTGTAAAATTGGAAATTATAGATCAAAATAGATATTATGCAATAAGAAAAAATGCGTCAATTATTCCAGGTTGGGGCGCAATGGATATGGGTCTTAAAATAGAGGAGAAGAAATGTAAAATTGATGGGTGCGAAAACAAAAGTCACTGTAAAGATGTGTGTCGAAAGCATTACTATAAAATTTATAAAAAATAGTTGTCTCCAGCACTGTAAAGCAATCAAGAACGATAATAATTGTACTAAAATAGTGGCACAGAAATTTATTGACAAAAATAAACCGAGAATTGAATTTAAATTGATTGAATTATAAAATTATGACACACATTTTTTACATGCTTTTATTCGTCTTTATCCTCTATGAAATTTTCGTATTTGCAAATGCGGAAATAATAATAAACAAGAAGAAAGAGTACAAGAACACGCCAGAATACGACAGGCTTGAATACTTGTCCGGCAATTTCAACCTTGTATTATATTCGGCTTTCAATATACTCTATCTGTTGTACGTTTTTGTCGGATTATTCTCCTCCCAATGGTTTTTGTTTCTATTGGTTTTAGGCATGAGTTTCATTCCCAAAGACACGGCGACTAAAAGAAAGGCGGATGTGGTAATTTCAATCGTGGTACTCCTGTTCATCTTATTGAACAAATATCATTTACACATAAATTTATTTTAAACATGAACTACTTCAAAACAAAAGTAAGGTACGATAAAATTTGCGACGACGGAGTGCAAAGAACAGTTACGGAGGAATATCTGGTCGATGCGATGAGCTGGACGGAAGCTGAAAAGAGAATCACCGAGGAGATGAAAGATTTTATTTCGTGTGAATTCACCATCACGGACATAAGACCGTTCAAAATATCCGAGGCGTTTCTGGGCGATAAGAGCTGTTATTTTAAAGCCCGCTTATACTTCCTTAGCCTTGATGAAAAAAGTGGCAGAGAGAAGAAAACAGCAAGTAATATGCTTGTTTGCGCAGATGACATCAACGAGGCGAAAGAGATCATCGTTTCGGAAATGAAAAAGACTATGATCGACTACACGATTCAGAAGATTGAAGAGACTAAAATTTTGGATGTATTCAAGTAACCAATATCCCCGACCGTAAAAGGTCGGGGAAAATTTTCATGGACTATGAGGAATTTTATTGAATATGATTTGGAAGAAATCATCTATGGGACTGACCGGAATGAATTAATAAAAAGAGGATTGTATATTTCTGAAAATGCGATACTGTTTAGGCAAAAGAAAATAGGCAATTATGGAATTTCAGACCTGATAAGTGTTGAAAAAGAATATACCCCAATAAAATGTGAGCCTTATTTGAATATAAATATTATCGAATTAAAAAAAGATAAAATCGGTATATCCGCCTTTCTTCAGGCAGCCGGATACGCAAAGGGAATCCACTCATACCTGATTAAAAAAAGGATGTTTTATAATTATAAACTTGGAATCACACTCATAGGATCGTCCATCGACACAAGCGGTAGCTTCTGTTTTTTGCCGGATATGATTAAGAGTTTAGACGTATTCTCTCCACTTACAAACGGCGAGATTGATCTTCTGACCATTCAAACATATAGCTATAAAATAGATGGAATTTATTTTAAAACAGAGAGAGGATATTCATTAACTGATGAGGGATTTTAGCATGAAAGACCCTGCATTTTTATTTTACAGTAAGGATTTTTACGAGGGAACGAGAATGATGCTTCCCGAAGAGAGGGCTTGCTATGTTGATCTTTTGATTTACCAGCACCAAAACGGAATAATACCGGATGATGATAAGAGGCTTTTATTGTATTGTAGCGGAATAAGCAAGAGCGTACTTCACGATGTGCTTAAATCTAAATTCACAAACACGGAAGATGGATGGATTAATGACAGGCTAAACACAGAGATGATAGCAAGGCAAAACTATAAAAGCTCATTGAGCTCAAGCGGAAAGATTGGACAGTTCTGGAAGAAGGCAAAAAAACTTCTAAGCAGGACAGAATATAACACCCTAAAGAAGTATCTGGACAGGGATGAGCTGGAAAATGAGATTGATGAAATTGACTTATTAGACGAAGGGTCGCTTATAGGGTCGCTTAAGCATCGCTTAAGCATTATAGCAAATGCAAATGAAGATATAGATATAGATAAAGAAAAAGGGGGTGTGGGGGAAAAGGAAAAAACTGAAAAAGAAAAAGAATATGACAGATTCAATGAATGGGTTGATAAAACAATTCCCGAATTAAGGAAAATAAAAAAACAGATAACATTTAGCGAATATTGCATATTAACTCAAAAATACAACGGCGAGCAGATAAGGAAAATACTAACCGATATGGCAAACTACAAAAAAGCACCAACGCAATACACATCGGTAAACCTAACATTCCTGAAATGGGCAAAAAAAGAATATGGATAAAATACTACCTCATAATTTAGACAGCGAAAGGATAGTCATCAGTTCGATCCTTTCGGACACAAACGCTTATTCCGAAGTTTCACCGATACTGACGTCCGAGATGTTTTACGATCCGTTTCACAAGGATTTGTACGATAAAATAACGGAGCTTACAAAGAAAGGACGTGCACCGGACATAGTCATGCTTAGTGAAAGATACGATGATCCGGACGCTATTTTAAAGATAGCCGACATATCGGGCCATTTTTCTATCGACTATTACGACCACGCTTTAAACGTTCAGGAAAAATTTGTAAGAAGGAGATTGTGGGCTTTGGGTTCACAACTGGCGAGCGACGTTTTTTCACAGTCACGGGAAACGAACGACCTGCTTGTTTCGATGCAGATGGATTTGTCGCTAATTAATCAGGAAGTATCGTCATCCGAGATAAGCACCCTCAGGGATGCAATAGGTGGCGTATTTAAGCAGATCGAGTCCAATATGAAGGGAGAGTCCATAACAGGAACAGATACCGGATTTAAGGATTTAAACAGGGTTTCCGGCGGTCTTCAAAAAAGCGACCTTATCATCATTGCCGGAGAAACTTCTTCGGGAAAGACATCATTGGCTCTTGCGCTTGTGGATTCAGCCGCAAAACATGGAGACGGTGTGGCGTTCTATTCCATGGAGATGAAGAAGGAACAGTGCGCTGCGAGACTGCTTGCGATGAACAGCGGTGTACCTTCGAGCGACATCCTGTTTTCAAGACTGGACGACAACTACCTGAGGATTCTGGATTCCGGAGTGAACAGGATTTACAACCTTCCGGTTTATTTTGACGACAACTCCACATCGAACATCGACAAGATCATAGCATCAATAAGGAGCATGAAATCGAAGTACGACATCACCGGTGCGGTCGTGGACTACCTTCAAATCCTGAACGTAAACCAGAAGTCAATGAACAAGGAGCAGGCCATGGGGGACGTTGCAAGACGGTTGAAGAACCTTGCGAAAGAACTGGATATTTGGATCATCGCACTTTCACAACTTAACAGGGACAGCTTCAACCCTGTTCCAAATCTTAACAGATTGAGGGATTCCGGACAGATAGCAGAGGCTGCTGATATCGTGATGTTTGTTTACAGACCGGAGATTTACGGCAAGTTCTACCCCGACCCGTTTGCGAACGTATCGACAAAGGGAACCGCGATGATAGACATAGCAAAGGGTAGAAACATAGGCTTATTGAAATTCATTTGCAGCTTCGATTCAAGAACAACACACTTCAAAGAGTTTACGGATTCGGTTCCGGAACAATTGGAAGAAACACCATTTTAACATGAAAAAGAATTATTCTGAAATTTTAGGGATCGACCTATCGAAAAGGACGAGAAAGAGAGAGTATTCAACGGCGAGATATTCGGTATTTTACAGTCTCTATCAGGACTGCTACAGACCGTGTGAAATTTCAAGACAATTTGGATATGACCATTCCACCGTGGTTCATGGTATCAAGACATTTAAAGATTTGCTTGATACGAAGGACGATATGGCGGTATATTTCTGGAGCCTGTTAAAATTGGCAAGATGAATGTAGTGATTTTCACCGACCGCCTAAGCTACTGGCGGTTTATCCAGAGTGTCGAGTACGACATCAGGATAACGAAAGACAAGGAGATATGGAATAAGAACGAGATGATAGCAATTTTTAAACCGAAGAAGAAATGAAAGAAGAAAAATTAGGGCAAGAGCCAGCGTTTCCTACGACGCTAAATCAAGTGGTTGAACAGACAACCTATAATTTTAAGGATGAAAATGGAAATGGGCAGATAGGACATTATAACAATTATGCAGACATATCTTATCAAGGTGTATCAAAACGATTTTACGCAGCGTGTGCAGCGATGCAGGGGATGTTAGCGCATTCAACGAGGTATCATTGCAGGCCAAAGGATTCACATTTGACGTGGAAACAAGGAATGATAAAAGAAGCCTACGAGCTTGCCGATGAACTATTAAGACAGGAGGAGGAATGAAAGAATTTAAGGGAACAAGGGACAAATTGTCTGTAAAAGATTATGGCAATGAGGTGAGAGTGAAAAGGCGTAAAAATGGAATGATTGACGATATTGCTCAAATAGACTTTTGTTTAAACGACCTAACAAAAGAAGAAAATAAGGCAAATGCAGTCCTGTTTTCCTCCGCATATGAATTATTGGATGCATTACAAACATTGATGGATGGCGTGGCTAATCTTCCTCCGCTCACAGCGATTGAAGGTGCATTGGAAAAGCAATATAAACAAGCGGAAAAAGCTATTAACAAAGCACTTGGATTATGACAAAGGAATACACAATAACAGAACAAAAAATCGGATAATATGACTTGGAATGAATTAAAAGAATTTTGCAACAATCTACCTGAAAAGGAACTTAACAAGAAGGTGGTTCTGTGTCGTGAAGATGAGAGCATTAATAATATTGATGCCGGCCAGTTAGAAGAGGATTACTATATAGATTCCGAAAATCCAGAGAATGGATGTTTCCCTGAATGGGTTGGCAAAGATATCGTGAGCTATGACAAAGACTCATACCCAAACGGGATGAACGACTTGAAAAAAGTACACGATAAAGGGCACCCTATTTTATCTGAGAATTTTTAAACAAAAGTATCATGAAAACAGACGAACCAGTTAGTGGGGGCACTTATTTCCTTTGTTCAAAGCCCGTGGTTGACTTTGCGAAACCTACCGAGGTATCAAGGCCGTTCAAAAGTGGCTATAAACATGATGAAGAGGAGCACTTTGTAGCGGTGATTGACTTTGTAGAGATCGAGAAGCATTATCGCCAATTGCCGGAGAATGAGCAATATGGTTTCTGGTGCAAAGAAATTGTTCCCGGCACAATGGATGTTTCAAAAATAACCCTAAAAGGCATGAGGGAGAACGGGGTTTTCCTTGAAATTTCGATTAAAATAGAATTGTCAACCCTCCATAATATAGCGATGGTTTTGTACAATCTATCCGAGAAGTTCAACTGCACCACAATAGAATTGATTAACAAGGTAACAAAGAAGATGATATGACAGTAGAAGAAAAAGCGGGTGAATACGCCGAAAAAACAGAAGCTGAATATGGTTTTGATATGCACCCGAAAACGGCATCATTTCAAGGTTTTATAGCAGGCTACACTGAAGCCATGCGGTGGAGAGACCCGAAGATTGAGCTGCCAGAGATTAACAGCCGTGTGCTGCTGAAGAGCGAAACTGGCTATGTCGAGGCAAGAACTATCAGAAATTGGCACATATTAAAGAGTACATTAAATGTATCGATTGGCGGCAAAAAAGTTATTGGTTGGAGACCGATAGAATAATTAAAACAAAGGATATGAAAACATTAAACAAACTACGTGATGAAATTCACGAATATGCAATAAGCAAAGGTTTTTGGGATAAAGAAAGAGAGACAGGAACACTGTTAATGCTTTGCGTATCAGAATTGGCGGAGGCGATGGAAGCTGATAGGAATGTGTTGTATGCCGACTTGGAATTAATTGAAAAAGACAAAGAAGATTTTATTGATTTTAAATGGTCTTTTGAAAATTCGATTAAAGACACGTTCGAGGATGAACTTGCCGACACAATTATCCGAATACTCGACCTGTGCGGAGCAAAAGGCATCGACATCGAAAAGCATATTGAGTTAAAGATGAAGTATAACGCAACCCGTGAAAGGATGCACGGCAAAAAGTATTGACATGAAAACAGAGCCGACAGAAGCACGTAAAAAGCTAAGCGAAAAATGCGATAATATGTTTGGACGCCCAATTATTAGGTTTGATTTTGCGGAGGAAGCTATTAAAATTGCTTTCAAAGAAGGTCAATCCAATCCAAAAATAAGGCAATTGGAGTGGACATTCACCAAAAACGAAGGTTTTTCTTTCACTCCATTCGTAAATTACAGAATTTATTATTGGAAAACAGCGTATAATGAAAACAAGGCACAGTTGATTTACAATAAAAAATCGAATGCCGCTCTTAACGGGCATGATGGTCATGAGCTCATCGGAGAGTATGATGATTGCGATTCGGCTATTCGTGCAGCCCAGACTGATTTTGAAAAAAGAGTAAAGGAATGTCTGGAATGAAGCAATTATATGTTTATCTAATGAAACAATTTATCCACCATTTGAGGATGATGCTTTATTGTCGAAGGCACAGGAGTATCAATTACGAATACTACAAGTACATGGTAATTGCTGATATTGAAATATTTTTCAACCGATTCAGAAAAAGGACGGATGATGATATGCCGTTTTGAAACGAAAACAAAATTAAATTATGAAACACAAAGTATTGTCAGTGAAACAGCCTTGGGCACGTTTAATCTGCTCCGGCATCAAAGACATAGAAAACAGGACATGGAAATGCCCGCAAAAGTACATCGGGGAGAGGGTATTGATTCATGCGAGCGGTTCAAATGGGAAGAAATTCAAAATTCAATTAACAGATGAGCAAATGATTGCAGCTTTTAGATCTATTTCTAATGAAGCTTTAAACGGAAAATTTGACTTCGGCGCAATTATCGGCAGCGTAGAGATAGTTGATTGTCGGGTTAATCACCAGAGCATCTGGGCGGAATATACTCGTGGCTGGCCAAGTGATCCGAAAGTTATTTATCACTGGGTACTCGCAAAACCAATGCTCTTTGACAATCCGATTTTGAACGTGAAAGGCAAACTGGGTTTTTGGGATTACTATTTGCCGGATGAATATGAAAAATTATTAAAATAAAAAAAGCAATGAAAGGAATAATATTTACAAAAGAAAATTTTCTCTTAACCATTAAGGGTTTGAAAACGCAGACAAGGAGAATTATACCTGAAAAGGTGATAGAAAAATTTTATAATTATGACGACCGGGTATCATCGGTCGGAAAGCCCGATGGAATAGCGTGTATACGGTTATACGAAGAAGATTTTTTACCACAATTCTCCCGCTACAAAGTTGGCGAAATAGTATATTTGAAAGAGCCGTATCAGCACGCTATCGTTCATGAAATGGTAGGGTACGGCTACTTTTATGGCTGCGACAAGATTGAAGATTACTCATGTGATTTATCATGGTTTAGAGAAATGTCAAGAGACGGATCATCAGAATGGCAGGAGAGGTGGAACAAATATGAAGATGAAAAAATGAACAAACTCTTCATGCCCGAAATCGCAGCACGTTATTTCATCAAGATTACAGGAGTTAAAGCTGAAAGGTTGCAGGATATATCAGAAGAAGATTGTCTTTTGGAGGGAATTAAAATAGGTAGATGTGGAAATGAATCGAAATGGATGAAAGCATTCTACGCTCCTGACGACAACCAGCCTTATATAACAGCAAAAAGTGCTTACGAGGAAGTGTTCAACAGAATCAACGGAAAAGGAGCATGGCGAATTAATCCGTTTGTGTGGGTTTACGATTACGAATTGACGAAACAATTTTGAAGAGATGAAAAGGATTGACTTTCAGAAATTAATCAACAGAGAATACGGATTAACCGTCGAATTGTTCATGATAAACTGGATGCTGAAAACGGGCATTCCTTATTCCGAGAGAACAGGAAGATGGAATGTTGACGGGGTAAGCAAATTTATACTTGGATATTCGGCTAATAATCATACCGGAAGCACAATGCACACACAGCCATTGTCTATTGAAAATATAGACATGCAGGTAGATGGCATCCTGTCAAGGGCTATTGTAAAAACAACGGATACAAAGTGTATAAACCAATGGAGGCGGGACGAGAGGATATACTTAAATAAGCATAGATATTTTGACATAAATGAAGATGTTCCACTGACACAAAGAGGGTGGTATTTAAGTCGAGAGATAAAGGAATTAAATGATTTTGTTGGAAAAGATATCAGCACGGAATATAACGGCAGATCATTCATAAACCCACGTATAAGTAAGGTCTATTTTCACGTGAATGGGCATGGATATCAGGTTGAGTGTTACGTATCATACGGTTCAGAAAACCATAAATTCAACTATACTCAATCTGATTTCATTTTTAGCCAGAAAGATGGTGAAAGTGTAGATATGTTTATTTATAGATGCAAAGAGTTTATAAACAGCAAATTGATTGAGTTATGAAAATACAGGAATTGAGAATTGGAAATAAAGTATCATTTAAAGATACAGTGGTTGAAATTGCAGGGGTAAGTGGAATAGCATACTCATTTGGTGCTATTGACGTAACCATATTTCGTGGGGGAAAAACGGAAATGCATGATTTAAAAACACTAAGTCCAATCCCGCTAACCGAAGAGATACTTTCTGAATTTACGATGAAATGGGGCACAGACCCTCAAGAGCCTAACGCCTTAATGGTGTTTAAAAATGGTGAATTCGAGATACTTAAATTTGAAGATGAAGATCACTTTTTCTACTCAAACGGGAGAGGATTCCATGCGGATATAATATACCTCCATCAGCTTCAAAATCTTTATTTCGATTTAACAGGGGAAGAATTGGAGGTGAAGTTATGACACTCCCCAACGACATATCCCGCTGCGCAAACGAGCGGTGCGAGAAGAAGCTGAGATATAAGAGGTATCTGGACCGCCTGCCTTGGGAGACGTACGGCTATAGTGATTTTAACGAGGCGGATTGTGAATTTTTTATTGAAAACGAAGATAGAGGAAGTATAGATGAAATTAGACAATAACAATATTTTTTGTTCGGTATCTTCTGGATATTCATCAGTAATGATGGCGGTAAAGATGAGAGAGTGGTATCCTGATCACAACATAATTAACGTAATGGCTAATACATCTAAAGAGCGCATAGAAAGTTTAGAATTTATGGATAAGTGCGATAAGCATTTCGGGCTAAACTTAATATGGGTTGAAGCGGAAATCAATCAAGAGGCTGGTGTAGGAACTTCATACAAGCTATGCAAGTATGAAGACTTAAAGACGAACGGGGAGATATTTGAGGATGGTATTAAAAAATACGGGATAGCAAGTGTAGCGAATAAATGGTGCAACAGAGAGATGAAGACCGTTCCGATGAAAAAATTCGCTGACGATATATTTGGCTCGAATAACTATTCAATTGCAATAGGAATAAGGATTGACGAGATAGACAGGGTGTCAAATAGCTATGATAGCAATAATATTTTTTATCCATTAATCGAACATGATATAGACAATAGGGCGAGGAATAGATTTTGGGCTGACAGTCCTATAAGAATAACGATTCCAGCATTTAAGGGTAACTGTGATTTTTGTTTTGAAAAGTCAAGAAGAAAGCTGTTAACCATAATACGGGAAGATGGAGATATAGTTTCAAATTGGTGGAATGAAATGGAAAATCTATACTCGCATATACCAATTGATGGAAAGGATGTGTATAACGGGCTTGCCTGTAATGGAGGACACTTTTTCGGCAGAGGAAATATGCCGGTTGCAGATTTGATACAGATGGCAAAAAAACCGTTTAGAAAAGCAACTGATGAGTATATATACGAGAATGAACTGTTTGATTTTGAAAGTGATTGCGGAGTTAATTGTAGTATTTTTTGAAAACGAACTAAAAAACGAGAAGTAATGAAAGCAGAAGAAAATAAATTCAAAGGGATAAGAGTTGACAATGGCGAGTGGGTGTATGGCGATTTAGTGCATTATTTTTTTATCAAAAATGGGGAAAGGGCAGACTATGTTTCAATCGGTGTAGACCTTGACTTTTATGACGTAATTCCAGAAACAGTATGTCAATTCACAACCTTAAAAGACAAAAACGGTGTGGAAATATATAGGGATGATAAATTCCAGTACCGCAAACATAAGGGGTATTTACTTGATGACTTTATTGGGGTTGTAAAATTTAAAGACGGATGTTTTGGCTATGAAAGTAATAGGGATAGGCTGTTTACTCCATTCAGCGAATTTGACGAGCTGAAAGAGGACTTTTTGGATCATATTGAGGTGGTAGGGAATGTACATGATAAACAGCAACAGAAGCAAGCTCTCATTGATATGATGAGGGGTGATGAAGAAATCGGGTTGTATGACGATAAGATAAACAACAATGAGCTGCATACCAATTAAAGATGGAATCTTGTGTATTGGCGACGATTCCTTTCATTGCCCACATTGCTGGAAGGAGTATAGCGATGAAAAGTACTGCAACAGAATAAACAGGAATAAAAGCGGATATACGAGAGTATATTGCGAGTGTGGGAAATTATTTGATGTTGTAGTTGACTCATCGGGAAAACTTCACGGCGTTCTGACGCTTAAACAGGTGAGGAAATTAGCAGCGGAGATAGATAATAAATATTATGAATGATGAACAAATCGGGTTATATGACGATAATCCAAAAAATCAATAATATGAAAGCAAAAGAATATTTTAATCAGTTTTTAAACGAGAACCAAGACAAATTAATTGAATGGCGTTTAATTAATGCTTTTCGTCAAATGGTTTTAGAAGTTGAACAAATCGCAAAAATGCGAAATGCAAAATCAGGAACTGCATTAATTTCAATTTTCAAAGAAATAGAAATTAAATCACATTCGTTTATTCGCCTTGTAAATGAAACCGAACCTTTTAAAACGGAAGAAACTGTTAAATATGATGCGTTTAAATTATTTGTCGAACAATCAAGCCCAGAATTGGCTTCTGCTGTGTGGCGTTCTTAACATTACACACAACAAGGGATTTACGAATGTTTAAAATATAATAGTCATGACAGTAAAACAGGCAATAAATGTGCTGAAAAAGCACAACAATTGGAGACGTGGAGGACATGTAACGGTAGAGGGGTTATTTGGAAATAAAAACAGAAAATATGCAAATAACAAAACTAAAACTAACTGACATAACAGTAAAAGAACGATTAAGGGGGGTGGATTCCGAAAAGGTCGAAAGACTAAAGGAGTCCATTCTTCGTAGCGGGCTGATTAACCCCATAACTGTTTCAGGGGGTGTATTGGTTGCGGGACTGCACAGGCTGACGGCTTTCAAAGAGCTGGGATTGGAGGAAATAGACTGCCATATTATCGATGACGACGAGCTTCTTAAAAAAGAAATCGAGATCGACGAAAACCTGTACCGAAACGAACTGACTGTTTTGGAAAAGGGAAAGATGGAGGCGATGAAGAAGAAGAACGAGGAGGAGTGGATGAAACGGCAGCTTATTATCCAGTACGACACGACCTATCCCGTTGAAACCCGATACGAACTTTCCAAACTCGAAAGCATTTCGGTTGAAGCAAAGGAAAACATCAAGGGGTCTGTTCTGGAAAACGATAAGACGTTCCTGATGGGGTTGGCTGAACTTTCAAAGGATAATCAGGTAAGCATAACAAGGGATTTGGCTACAAAGATAATTCCAGACGTGCAGCAACTCGTGGAGAGGCATACCGTAAAGGAAAAATACCCGGACAAGGACAGGAACCAGATAAAGTTTCAAACCGACGACGAACACATGGAGATGGCGCAGAAGTTTATTAAAATGTACCGCTGGAGGTCTGTACCGGACTTGGTGAGAAAGCTGTTTGAATCGTATCTGAATGCGTTCTTCCGTGAAGATAAGGAGCCGTCCGATGATGAAATATTGGATATGTTCGATGGTTTAAGCGGAAACATTTCAAGGGAAGAATATCAATCAGTCGAGACAGGAAGACACATATAGGGGGTATGATTTTAATGTAGAATAGGGGGTATGGTTTTTAACAGAACTATCCCCCTATGATTTTTAACGGAACTATGGGGGATGGATTTTAACTGGAACTATTTGTATGGAAAATAATTGCAACTTTTTAAAGCAATACGTTGACAGGTTTATAAGTGAAAACTATATAAGGGTGACGGTAGAGGCAAGGAAAACTGAGCTTGTAACAAAGAGCAAAAAGGAAAATGAATTGAGGGCATGTAGCAGTGTTGACATAGTCCATGATATGCTTTTATCATTATATGAAACAAAAGAAACATTTAACGATTACTGCTCATTTGAAAAGTGGGCGATGAAAAAATTTATATAAAGGGAGAAAAGGAATGGATGAGTTAATTGATTTTATAAAGAAATTGGAGGACGATGGTGCTATAGTGGTTTGTGGGCACATGCAAGGCAAAGAATTTGTTTCGATAGACATTAAGGCTTATAAGAGTAGTGAAGCGTTTGACAAGATCAACGAGTATATCGATGGTAAGAAGCGAGGGATTGACGAATACTTGCAATCACGAAAAATCACATAATCACGGGCTCGAAAATCACATAATCACGGGGTCAAAAATCCGAATACTCACGAGGGTGATTTTTCATATACTCACGGGGTCGGTTTTCACTCTTCCCGTGTAGTCGATTTTCGGTTTTCGGATGCCGGGTGGTGAAAATCGGTGCACTACACCCTACTCCGCTGGGCACACATCCGGCTTGAATCGTTACCGTATAATCA